GGTAAGAGAAATCTGACTAGGTCTCAGTTAGTAGATAGAGCTAGATTGAACGAAGCTAGAAAAGCTAAATTACATTCACCGGGTTAAACATATGGCACAAATAATCAAAATAGATAGTCGTGGTAATTTTAAAAAGTCTAAAAAATTATTATACTCGTTGTCAGATATTATAAAAATAAGTGTTCTGGAGAAATACGGAAAAATTGGTGTACAAAATTTAGAAAAGTATACACCAAAAGACACCGGTTTAACGTCTAAGTCATGGTACTATACAATAGAGACCGACAATAGAGGTAAATATTCTTTGATATTTCATAACTCTAATATACACAATTACGTTAACATAGCGATAATATTACAAACAGGACATGCCACTGGAAACGGCGGATGGGTTGAAGGAGTAGATTATATTAATCCAGCCCTAAAGCCGGTGTTTGAAGAGCTGGTAGACGCTGTCTGGTCGGAGGTGAAATATTTATGAGCGGCAAAGGAGTAGACGAAAGAGTATTATCGATGAAGTTCGATAATGCGTCGTTTGAAAAGAATGCCAAGGTAACTATAAACACATTAGATAAATTACAACGGACTTTGGATACCACAAAATTGTCCAAAGATATATCCAATTTATATTCTTATGTGACAAAAATCGGAACTGAAGTGAAGACTTTTATAGCTATAAAATACGCTATAAAAGGAATTGACGCCGCACTTAAAAGTGTAACAGAAGGCGGTAAACGTCGAGCAGAAAACCTTGAAAATGCACACTTCCAATTACAAGGTTTATTAAAAGACGAAGAAAAAGTTTCGGAAATAATGAACGACGTTAGTAAATCTGTAGATGGAACAGCATATGGATTGGATGCAGCAGCTAAAGTAGCTTCTCAGTTAGCAGCGTCAAACGTTAAAGCTGGAGACCAGATGTTTACTGCTTTACGAGGTATAGCTGGTGTTGCAGCCATGACAAATTCATCGTATGAAGATATCGGCAGGATATTTACGCAGGTTGCTGGTCAAGGACGATTGATGGGCGACCAGTTATTACAATTGTCTGGCAGAGGTATGAACGCAGCAGCTACGTTAGCTGAAGAATTTGGATTGACAGAAGCCGCTGTTAGAGATATGGTATCAAAAGGTCAAATTAGTTTCGATATGTTTTCTCAAGCTATGGATTCCGCATTCGGAGAACATGCGAAGAAAGCTAACGAAACGATGACTGGTGCATTATCAAATGTAAAATCTGCATTAGGAAGAATAGGCGCTTTATTCTATTCTCCGCTGATTGAACAAAACGGTGCTTTAGTTCAATTATTTAATGCTCTTAGGGTAAAGACAAATGAATTAAAAGATACATTAGCTCCGACAATCTCTAAAATAGTCGATATAGCCATCAAAGCTATAAATTGGGCAACATCTATAATTAATAAAATAGATTTTTCAAGTATAGCTTCTAAAATCCTAAAACCATTCACAACGGTTAAGCAGACGTTCGACGATATAGGGACTAAGGTACAATCAACATCTAAAATAATAACTAATGCTTCGGATGTTATAAACGAAGTTATTAATGGAAAATGGGATGTTGGTGCTAAACGTTGGGACAAACTAACTAGCGCGGGCTATAACTGGGTAGCAGTTCAAAATGGAGTAAACGAAACCCTTGGTTCTACGTATAGACATGCAGAACAGTTATCTAATACAATAGATGATTTAACTAATAATGTTTCTGATAGCAACCAAGTAATAAATTTAAGCAACAACACATTAGCGTTAACAAAAAGAAACTACGCAGCTACGAAAACGTCTGTTTCTGGCTTATCTGACGCAATGTCACAATTAAGTATATACGCTAATAAAGCTGGATATTCTGTAGACGATGTAGTCAAAGACCATAGTCTTCTGTCTATGTCTAGTTTATTATTAGACAGTCTGTCCAACATAGTTAAAATAATAAAAAGTCTTGGCAAATCAATTGCCAAATCTTGGAATAACGTATTCGGTAGCTTAGACAATGTGAATCCGGTTTTCAATCTTATTGCTGGGTTTAGAAAGTTAACTTCTGAGCTACAAATCACAGAAGAAGTATCTGACAAGATAACGAGAACGTTCAATGGATTATTCGCTGTATTAGATTTAATTAGAATGGTCGTTGGTGGAGGTGTTTCACTAGCGATGAAAGCCATTCGTTTTATTTTTGAGACGTTCGGTATAAAAATTTTAGATGTAACTGCTGCATTGGGTGACGCAATAGTAGCGGTTAGGAACTGGATAAAAAATACTTTAAAGAGCTCCGGAATTTTAAACGGAATAAAACGAATATTAACACCGATAATTAAGCTTATAGTAGACGCAGCCAAATCAATCTATAATTGGGCTAAAGAAAACGATTTATTGAATAAAATTGCGTCTGGTTTAGGTACTATTTTACAAGGTGTAGCATACTTTATAGAAAAAGTAGTTACAAAAGTTGTTGATTGGATAAAAAACAGCAGTGTTTTAAGAAGTATTTTAACTAAAGTCGGAAGTGTAATATCCGAGTTAATAGATAAAACTTCAAAATGGATTGACGGATTAAAAAACACAGATAGTATACCAGAATACATTATATCTGGATTAGTAGGCGGATTAACAAGTGGTATTGTTAAAGTTAAAGAAGTTGTCGGACTTTTAGCAAATACTATATTATCGACTTTACGGGAGATTTTAGGAATACATTCACCTGCTAGAGTTCCTATGGAATACGGCGAATTGACTGGTGAGGGTTATGCAATAGGTTTAAGTCATGCTAATGAAAAAGGTGTACAAGCTGCTACTGAATTCACTGGTAAAGTCCTAACTACTATGAAAGATATAACTGTAGAAGGTGCTAGAAATCTTGTTTCTAATATGCCTAAAATTATGGACGTTATATCGAAAATTCCATGGGGCTCCATAGTTTTCGGAGGAATGGCTATCGCTTTAGTTAAAGGCGTCGGAAAATTAAATACGACGTTAGATAAAGTAGGTGCTATTGTTGCAAACAATCCGTTAACTATTTTAACAAAAGCCGTAGAAAATTATACCGCTGGTATGAAAAATTTGCTGACTGAGTTAGGAAAAGCTAAGAAAATAAAAGCAATAACTCAGATGATGTATTCGGTAGCAGTTAGCATAGGCGTATTAGCTGCTTCCATATATCTTTTGTCTAAGGTAGATAAAGGCGGTATGGTTCGAGCGATGATAATGATTACGTTTATAGCTACTATATTAGCGGCTCTTACATCGTTAATGTATCTTCTTGATAAGAAATCATCTGCTTGGAATAAAGTTGATAAGGATGCAAAACTTATAAATAGCACAGTTCTAAATCTGATTGGAATAGCCGCCAGTTTCTTCCTGATGGCTATGGCTTTTAAAACGTTGGCAAGTATAAAGCAAGAGAATGTCGCCCAAGCTATAGTTATGATGGGTGCTTTATGGCTTATTGCACTCACATTGATGCCTCTATCTGTTATATCGAATAAAGTTAATGGCGCCGGAAAAACTATGTTATACATAGCTGTTTCATTTTTAATAATGGCTAAAGTTATGAAATACGTAGGAAAACTGGACTCTGATACGATATTTAAAGGTTTAGCTACATTGAACGCCTTTAAGTGGATGGTTATACAGATGATGGCCATTAACAGACTGTGTAAGTCAATGAACAACGCCGGAAAGAACATGATGTATATATCTGTAGCGTTTTTAGTCATGGCTAAAGTTGTAAAATACGCAGGTAGTATATCTGAAAAAGAGACAAACCGAGGAATAAATACATTAAAGAAATTTACTGGCCTTGTAATAGCATTAATGGTAGTTCAAGGCGTTATTGATTTTCTTAATTCTAATAGCGCTGGTTCGAAACGAGCTTATAGTAATGTCGGTAAAATGATATTATACATAGCTATCGCGTTCGGGGTAATGACATTAGTTATAAAAGCTATATCTAAAATAAGCGACAAAAACTTAAAACGAGGAATAGGTGTTTTATGGATATTTGCAGCATTAGTATCTGCGTTAATCGCAGTTGGTCATTTTCTGGGTGACGTTAAAGGTAGTGCTTTATCCATAGGAGCAAGTATATTATTAGTCACAATATCTATGCTCGGTATGTCTATAGTAGCTGGTATTATAGGATTTATTCCGATAAGGATGCTTAAAAAGGGTGTAACTGTTGTAAGTATCTTCGGCTTAATAATAATGGGTCTAATGAAATGTGCGTCGTATGTAAAACCAGACGCTAAAAAAGCATTAGGTTCTGTTTTATCCTTAATGATAACTATGGCTGCTATAGTTGTTATATTTTCGCTAATAGATACAAAGAAATTATATGAGTCCGTTGGGGCAGTAGCAATATTATCAGCATTGATAGCTGGATTAATGATAGCAACTGGTTATGTTAAACCTAACGACGATGCATTAAAGGGTCTTAAAAAAGTAACCGCTATTATTATAATAGTTGCAGCAATTATCGTTATAATGGACCAAATTGGTGTTAACGGTGATGGTGCATTGAAGAATGCTATTGCAATAGGTGTTGTAATAGCCGCTCTGTCAGCATCATTATATATTTTATCTAAAATAGAAAAAGTTAGCAGTGACGCTATAAAAGCCTTGTATAAGATAAGCCCTGTTTTAATAATAATTGGAGCTGTTTTATATTTATTAGATTTACTTGATGTGCAATCTAATATAACTAACGCAATTAGTTTAGGAATTCTTATAAATGCTTTAGCCGCAGCAGTTGTTATATTGTCACACTCTAAAGATGTAAGCAATGATGCGTATAAAGCTGCAATTGTGCTAGGAATGGTTATGGTATTACTGGGTTATGCGCTAAGTTTAATAAATAATAGCGACCCCATTAGCTCTCTAGCTAATGCATTAGCAATGTCTATTGTGCTCGGAGCAATAACAGCTTCATTACTGCTGTTATCTCATATGAAAGACATAAAGAAAACCGTATTTTCAACTCTTGCTCTAATGATAGTAGCAATATTAGCCATAGGCTCAATGTTGGCATTAGTATCAAAACAGAATCCATTACGAGCATTAGCAAGTGCTATATCCATGTCTATAGTTCTAATTGTAGTAATAGCTGCGATTGAAGACATAGCCACTATAAAAGGTAGTAAAATAAATAAAAAGATTTTAGGCGTCATACTGTTCATGTCAGTATTAATAGTGGCCATAGGCAAAGCATTCTCTTACATGTTTGGATTAAATGCAGTTGAAATGGTAGCCGCAGCTATTGCTTTTAAATTGGTTCTCGGTCAAGTTGTAAATCTCTTTTATTATATAAACAATGCATCAAAAGATGCACAAATTGTTCGTGATAAAGGTGGACTTATAAAAGTAGTATTATATTTAGGAGCTATCGTAGTAGCTTTAGTACTTGCAATGAAGGCAATAGTTTACGCTTTACAAGGTTTGCAAGGCGCAGACCCTGTAAAATTAATCGCTTCAGCTATAGCTCTTAGTATGGTAATAGGTACAGTAGGCGGAATAGCTGCATTAATTTTCAAAATTTTGAATGATATCGATGCTAAATACGGAGGAGGCGGAGTAGAGTCGGCACTAGGTCCAATGATATTTATTGTGTCGTTGTTTACTATGTTATCGGTAACTATGTTTGCTATCGCAGGCGCATTAGCTCTGATGGATAACATGAATAACACTGTAGAAAATGCCAAAGCTCTGTCTTCAGTTTTACTATCATTAACACCTATAGTTCTTGTCTTAGGTATAATCTCGGCATTATTACAGGGAGACGTCGCTATGCTTGGTTCTAAAAGCGTACTATTAATATTAGCTGGTATGATAGTTACCATGGCTGCAATAGTTGGCGCCTTAGCCTTAATGCAAAACATTAAAAACGCACAAGCCAATGCTATGTTATTAGCTCTGATGCTGAACGTAATGGCTGATGTTTTACTTAAAATAGCTTTAGTAGCTCCATTAGCACTAATTGGCGCTGCTGCAATGGCTGTTTTATCATTAGTTTTAGTTGAACTCGGTGTTCTGATAGGCGTTATTGGCGGATTAGTTACTGCTATACCGGAGTTAGAAACTTTCTTAAATAAAGGCGCTCCGATAATGGTAATGTTGGCTAAGACTTTAGGTCAGATGATAAGCGCGTTTATCGTCGGAATAGCAGAAGGATTAATGGAAATCTTACCTGCTTTAGGTAAGTCGTTGAGTGATTTTGCGAACAATCTTCTTATGGGATTCATTCCTGTAATGATGATTGCTACAGATGAATCTATTGTTAAAGGTGCTGGTAACATAACCGCTGCAATTTTAGCTATTACGGTAGCTGAGTTGGTACAAGCTGTGGCTACGATAGTAACTGGCGGTGTAGGTATGATAAACTTGGCAATACAGTTATCACAGTTTGCTATAGGTATTCAACCTTTCATAATTGCTTGTAAGCAAGTAACGCCTGAAGTGGCTTCAGGTGCTGCGGCTATTAGTAATGCGGTATTAACAATAACAAAAGCTGAGTTAATTGCAGGTTTATTATCCTTCATGGAAGCTTTAACAGGCACTAATTCGATGACCAAATTAACGAGCGATTTACAGCAGTTTGGCGAAGCTATGGTGGTATTCTCTGATACTATATCAGGTAAGATAGACACAGAAGCTGTAAAAGCAGCAACGGCAGCTGGCAGCATGATGAGTACTTTCTATGAGAATATGCCTAGAGAAGGTGGATTGATTCCCGGTATTCAGAAGCTTATAGGCGGAGAACCGGATATGGAGGGATTCTCCAAATCAATGGCTGCATTCGGTTTGGCTTTAGTAGAAGTAAATAATGCTTTATTAAATGAAAACGGCGAATGCGTAATTAATTTAAACGCTATTAAAGCCGCTGCCGACGCCGGAAAGATAATGGTTGAATTACAAAATAGTTTACCTAAAACAGGCGGATGGGTTCAAGCTGTTCTTGGTGAAACCGATATGGGAGAATTCGGTTTAAGCGTAGCAAAATACGGTGAATCAATTGTTAAATTCAATGACACTGTTACTGACCCTAAGACAGGAAAAAGCAAATTGAATAAAGAAGCTATCCAAGCAGCCGCAGATGCAGGTAAGATAATGGCTGAATTAAACGAGAAGGTTCCTACATCTAATGGTTTCTGGCAGGATGTAGCTGGTTCCAAAGACTTAGGCGAATTCGGTCTTAGTATTGAGGCTTACGGACAAGCCATGATTAGGTTTAGTAACGCGGTTGTCGATGAAAACGGTACTGTTAAAATCAACCCGAGAGCAGTAGATGCAGCATATTATGCAGGTAATATCTTCGCTTCTTTAACTAATTCATTAGCTCCTCAACAGGGTGTTATATCATCATTATTCACGTCCGAAAAAGACTTGAAAGATTTCGGTACCCAGCTGGAAAGTTTCGGTACGTCAGTAGTAAATTTCTCATCTACAGTTGATGGTAATTTAGGCGACGACCCTAAAGGCATGGTAGACGATGTAAGTTATATTGTTACAAGTATTCTCGGTGTATTACCGTCTGAAGAAAATGGCAATAAAGCTATTTTGGATAAGAATCTAATCGGTAAGTTCGGTGATAATTTCAAGACCTTAGGAGAAAAAATTAAAGCTTTTAGTGATAAAGTAAAGAACATAGATGAAACGGCTGTAACGAGCGCTGCGCAGGCGATAAAAGACTTATCAGCAGCCGGTGCAAGTATGGAAAGCGTAACTACAACCGGCGCTAATTCGTTTGGTGCTAAATTAACAGCGTTAGCTGATGCTATGTACGATTTTAATACCAAAATGGCGAATTATGACTTCTCTGGTTTGAATAATTTCGCGGAAGCTTTAGTAGACTTTGCCCATATATCTATTGATAATTACGTTTTAGCATATAAAGATGGGTATAAGGACTTATATTCAGCAGGTTATTCTGCTGGTGAAATAACGAGAAGAGGTTTCAGTGACGCATTGTTAGACCCTATCGAAAAACCGATAGCAACTATAATGGCTACCGTTATGGAAACAATAGCCAATACCTTAAATGATGATAATAAAAAAGAAAGTATAAGAATAGGCGCTGGTAATGTAGTGTCACTTATAATTGCTGAATTCAATTATCGTTTGGGAATAGGCCCGACTGCTACCAATGATTTCTACAATATTGGTGTAAAAATAATAGCTTCAATCATTGACGGTATGTCTGATAAAGCAGCTAGTGCAAGAGATAGAGCTGGAATTATACGTGACGATATATACTCTGCATTCGATAAAAAGCCTCTTCCTCGTGCTGGTACTAAAGCAAACGGTAATGCTCTCAGCGGGTTAAAAAGTGCGGCTGAAGATATAGTGAACGCTATGAGTTTATCGACTGAGTTTCAGCCTACAATTAGACCGATTCTTGATTTATCTGATATTACGTCTGGAGGTAAACGGATTAACTCTATATTTGACGGATTTAGTATTAGTACTTCGTTCAGATTAGCTGCTACGTCAAATAGTATGTTTAACGCTAATCGTTCGAACACTATATCTCCGCTTGATATTTTGAAGAACGTATCCGGTACACCTAAAACAGTAAACAATTACGAAATAAATGGAATTTCCTACGACGACGGTTCAACTATAGCGAATGCAGTCCTACAGCTTATAAACGCAGTCCGAGTAGAAGAAAGGATGTAAAATGGCATCACCAATTGTAACTAAATTCGAAGTCCAAACAGGTACTACAAATACATTATTTGCCAAATGGACATGGGATAAAAACCATACTGCAAACTATAAAACCAAATGGCAATACAAAGTAGATACCTTGACAACTGGCTCTCAGGGATGGTTCGACGGTCAGGAAGGAAGTCCGTCTACCAAACAAGAGACTTGGGGTATTCCAAGTAATGCAAAAAAGATACGTTTTAAGGTAAAAGCTATATCTGAAACGTATCAGGATTCTAATAATAATGAACATAGTTATTGGACATCAGAATATAGTAGTTGGGTTTATTTTGTTGTTGAAGAGGAGGCGCCACCTTCAGCGCCTTCTACTCCTCAAGTAGAACTCGACGAACTATATAACTTAACTATGTCTTTGGAAGGATTGACATATCCAAAAGGTTCTCAAATCCAGTTTGCGGTTGCTGTCGATGGAAGTAGCACGTTACAACGAAGTAGCTGGCTTGACATACCAATAACAAACGCGGTGAGCTATGTCGTAACTCTTCAACCCGGTAAAACGTATAGAGTAAAGGCTAGAGCTAGAACTACAACGGATAATATATCGGAATGGAGTGCGTATTCATCCGCGACTTTAACTCCTCCACCAGTTCCCGGAGAAATAACAGAATGTAGAGCTACTTCTCTAACATCAATTTATATTTCTTGGAGTGAGTCTCCAACTGCTACTTCATACGAACTTGAATATGCTGAAAAAGTTTCTGATTTCTTTTATCAGGATACCGCTACTAGCATAACCGGTATATTGTATAATAGTTTTGAAAAAACTGGGTTACAAACAGGAAAAGTATACGTCTTCCGAGTAAGAGCTGTTAACTCGGCAGGTAATTCACCTTGGTCGGTATCGTACGGACGAGTATCTTTAGGAAAAAAACCGAATCCTCCTACCACATGGTCGTCAACAACTACCGCTTCAGTGGTTGATACAGTAGTACTATATTGGTTACATAATGCGGAAGACAATTCGAAACAAACTGCAGCAACGATAGTGTTATCCTCACCTAATGCGAGACCAAAAGAAATAAATGTAACCGGAGAAACGACGTCGTATACGTTAAAGAGTGCTGATTTACCTGAGTTTTTCAAAGACGGCGCTGTTATAACTTGGAGAGTTAAGACAAAAGGCGCGTTAGATGACTACAGCGACTTCTCAGAAGAAAAGACTATTAACGTGTATATATCTCCATCGTTAGAAATGCACCTAACCGATGGAACTGGAAACGAAGTAGTAGACACCGTCGTTTCATATCCATTAACAGTAACGGGTATATATGTTGCTGCCAACCAAAAGCCGATTACATATTTATTAGAAATAACGGCTAACAACAATTTTGATAGTCAAGATTCATATGGTAATGACATAGTTGTTACTAAAGGTACCGTTTTATATTCTGAACATTTCGACATTGACACGAATTTTAGTAAAATATTAACTCCTAAAGACGTCAAATTAGATAATAATGGCGAATATACGTTAGACTTACATGTCACTATGGACAGCGGTCTAGTAGGATGGGGTCAATATACCTTTACTGTCGCATGGTCTCAAACTGTACCGGAACCTAATGCTGAAATCGCTATAAACAGAGACACATATCAGGCGTATATACGTCCTTATTGTATATTTGATACCGGATTTAAACCGGTAAAGATGTATTTATCTGTTTATAGACGAGAGAACGATGGCCGATTCACAACAATTATGGAAAACATTGAGCAAGAAACAGACGGTAATAGATACATATATGCAACAGACCCTCATCCAGCCTTGGATTCGGCTAGATATAGAATCGTTGCTAAATCTTCTACCACAGGAGAAATGAATTATTACGACGTTCCGGGTATTGAATTCGGTGAGAAGGCTATAATTATTCAGTGGGATGAAAATTATGTTCCGTATGATATAGATAGTAACGACAGAGTTAAAGAAAGTAACGGTTGGAACGGTTCTTTATTAAAGCTTCCTTATAACATAGACGTAGACAATAAAATAGCGAAAGACGTTACATTAGTAGAATACGCAGGTAGAGAGAATCCGGTGTCGTATTACGGTGTGTTAAAAAAGCAAACCGGTTCATGGAAAGTAGAAGTTCCTAAATACGATAAAGAGACATTGTATCAATTACAACGTCTTAATCTATACTGTGGGGATGTTTATGTTAGAGAGCCGTCTGGTGTAGGTTATTGGGCTAACATAAATGTAACATTCTCTTTAACACATCTCGCAGTAACAGTTCCTGTCACACTAGAGATAACCAGAGTTGAGGGAGGGATGTAATTATGGTAGATTGGACTAAATCCATGACACAATCGTTTGAATATTACTACGTTGATGAAAACACTTGGAAGGACAAAACTCGTTTAAGTAGTGTAATAAGCTCAGATTTTCAAAGAGATTTGACTTCAGAGACTCTTTGTTCTGCTACATTCAACACTCATGAATTCGATGGAGAAAAGTATATACGAACATATTTAATTGTAGTTCAAAATGGAATCAGAGAAAGAATATGTTTGAATACTAGTCTGGTTCAGACACCATCTTTATCGTTTGACGGAAAAGTTTTTTCTAAAAATCTTCAAGCATATTCTCCGTTGTATGAATTAAAAGACGGAAAACCTCCTGTTGGATACTATTTAAAAATGGGTTCCAACATATTAGAAAGCGCTATAACGTTAATTACAGAACATTGCCGAGCGCCTGTTGTTAGAAAAACGTTTAGTAAAAATCTTTTAACCGATTTCGTTGCTGATTCAGGTGACGATTGGTTAACTTTTATAAGCGATTTGTTAGGTCAGGCAGAACATCACATAGCACTTTCACCTTCTGGAGAAATTATTTTAGAAAAAGATGTAAAGTTTTCTGAGACAATACCTATATGGGAATTCAACGACGATAACTCATCCATACTTCTTCCGAGTATAACTATGGAATACGACTTATGTGATATACCTAACACGGTAGAAGTAATTTATTCTGACGATAAAAATTATATTTTTTCGAGAGTTGTCAATGATGACCCAGATTCACCTACTTCAACTGTGTCTAGAGGTCGTGAAATTCTGGCTAGGGTTACCCAACCTGTTATCGTAGGTAATCCCACTCAAGACGAAGTTGATGACTATGCTAAACGAACGCTTGAACAGATGTCAACTGTAACTTATAAACTGAATTATTCTCACGGCTATTGTCCAGTAACCATAGGTGATTCTATAAGATTAAATTACAAAAAGGCTGGATTATATAACATTAAGGCTAAAGTTATGTCTCAGACCTATAATTGTGGTAAATCAATATCAGTTTCTGAGACAGCAGCATTTCCGGTTAATTTGTGGAAAGGAACTATGTACCATGTATAAACTACCGCCTAACATAGTTAAGACGTTTGCGTCTACTTTTAAAAAAGAAAAAACAAAAACATCGTCTACTGTTTATGGATATGCCGTTATAAACGAAGGAAAGATTTATGTTAAGTTGGACGGGTCAACTGAATATACACCAGTGGTTTCAACCATAGATGTCGTCGATGGTGATAGAGTAATAGTTAATATAACAAACCACAGAGCTATGATTGTAAATGATATTTCTTCTCCTGCGGCTAGAAGTGATTCAGTGACTGAAATAAGAGGCGAATTATCTGATATAACTGACGTTACTAAAACATCGTTCGCATTTAAAAGTTTGAATAATGTTAAGTTAGAGTCTTTTTATGATTATATGATAAAAAAGGGCTTTATAACTAGATACGTTAAGATGTCTGACGAGACAGAAGAAGCATCTGCTGTGGTTTTGTTCAATTTATCGTCCGGAGCCGCTATATCAGGTTCGAATATATTAAACAATAGTATAACTAGCGATAAACTTGCAGAGTCCACAGCCACAGAGATAATTTCAAAAATACCGGATACCGGTTTTGTTGCGTTAACGTTACAGTCTAGTTTCGAAAATTACAATGACTCGTCTAAATTAAGTTATCGCGAAATAAATAACAGTACGATTTATTTAGATGGGGTTGTTAAAAGAACAAAAGGTTTAACAAGTAGTCAGATTTTAACTATTATTCCAAAGAATATAGCACCAAAACACGATATGGAATTCATATTTCCATGTGACAATGATAGAATGTGCTATGCTACTTTGTCAACAATAGGTATATTAACTATAACAAGTGTATACGACCAAGATGGAACAAAATCTACTGAGCCATTAAATCGTGTTTACATAAATACATCATATACAGTGTGGAGAGGATAACATATGGATAATACAATTTTAGTTGCTATTCTATCCTTTATCGGTACTATAATTGGAACATTCGGCGGTATACTTACTGCGAACAAGCTCACCAATTATAGATTAACTCAGATAGAAAAAAAGATAGAACAGAATACATTATCATACGAACACATTGCTACTGAACTATGCAACTTACGCACGTCATATGAAGTTTGTTCTATTAAAATATGTAACTTAGAAAAAAGATTAAACAACATAGAAAAGCTCATGGAGGGAAAAGACATATGAAATTAAATTTTAAAGTTAGGTTAAAGAACAAGTTATTTTGGACGACCATGATACCCGCTGTTATTTTACTTGTAACGCAGGTATGTAAATTATTCGGTCTCAACTTAGACCTTAGCGGTATATCGTCTTCGTTACTTGACATAGTTTCTACAGTATTTATAATTTTAACAATTTTAGGTATTGTTAACGACCCGACTACTAACGGTATATCGGATTCAGACCTAGCGATGACGTACAAAGAGCCTAAACGATAAAAACATAGTGTATTATGGAGTAAAATCCATACTTTATATTTTAGGAGGATGCTATGAATAACATCGTTGACAAAATAATAGAAAAAGGTTTGTGTGTTATTGGGAGGAGCACTATTAGGGTTGGTTATATCTAAAAAGGTATACGACGTAAATAGTGATGCCTATATTAACGACATGGCAAACATACAGTGTAAACTGGATGACATTGATAGCAAAGTTCAGGTCATTAAAGACAGAAAGTAAAAAGTAAAACCCAAACTAGGACACTCACTTGAAAAACAGTGGGTGTTCTTTTTTGCGACGAAAACATAGTGTATTATGGGATAAATACCCAAAACTATATTTTATCGGAGGAATTTTTATGAAAAACGAATTAAGTGAAATCGTTGAATTGGAGAAAGTAAGGAAGAAATTCGAGGAGGTTGCAGATAAATATCTGAAATCTTGGACGGACTTGTACACTCAAATGTACTCTGGAGAAGAATTCAAGATTCTTGACTCCTATGTAAAATTTGATACATGCGAGGCATGTGTCGAGTTTACGTGGATGGGTGTCCGAACAGAAGCTATATTACAGCTTCAGAAATACGATGAGGAGTCTGGACGGATGGATTGGATATCTACATCACGAACCCTCGACTATATTACTACGTTCGACGATGAAGAAGACTAAGATGAGGACGAAGTAGAATAAGGTTTAAAACCCGACTAGGACACTCACTTGAAAAACAGTGGGTGTTCTTTTTGACGATGAAAACAGATTATATTATGGAGTAAAATCCTAATAATTTTTGGAGGTTTAAGCTATGAAAACGCTTATAAAGACGGAAGAATTACAGAGGGAATACGCATTACATGCCAAAGACGTGGAGAAAAAAATGGAGTATTTATTTGATAGGATATTCGAAAAATTCGAAGAATATCGTCTTTTGGATGTCCATTCAGTTTACGATACATGTGAAACTTGTGTGATATTCGAACTTGGAGGCGACTATTTTTCGGTGGTGTTCGAATTATTGAAAATAAATGACGACGGAACGGGAAACCAACTCATAACGGTTAAGGGAACAAATACGTTAATGGTAAGAGCTCTGTATAAATATTTTAGCGAAAAGTATTAACTAAAAGAAACAACGTTGGGATTTAGCGAACAAAGGCACTCACTTGAAAAACAGTGGGTGTTCTTGTTTGACCAGAAAAACAGGCAGTTTTATGGGATAAATACCCAAAGATTTATATTTTCGGAGGAATATTTTATGGACACGAAACCGATAGAAGTATTAATGAGGAAAATCGAAGACGCCTTGAACGAAACTAAAGACTATTGGACACGGCATTTTTCTAGAATGTTCAATTGTAAATACACGATTACTCGTACAGATATAAACTTGGATACGCGCGAAGTAGATATCGAGTTTATAGACGACGGGTTTAAAAATGAAGTTGTATTTAAGCTTTGGAACTATGATGGATATACCGACAGTAGCGTTTGGAGGATTAGCACACGTTCAGAGGCTGGTGTAGAGAAAGCAAAAGTACTTCTTTCGTATATTACGTTACTATACGAATATAATGAAAAGGTCTCATCAGAAAAATAAAATCTAAAACGAGTTTAGGACACTCACTTGAAATACAGTGAGTGTTCTTTGTTTATATTTTGGAGGAAATATTTTATGATTAGCAACAAAAAAGAAGACACTATCATTAATTTTATGGAAACACTTGAAACAACTAAGAATTTTTGGATTAACAAATTAAGTAAACTAGAAGGATATCGATTCGTTATATCTGGTCATGATGAATATAGATGTAATTTTCACATCTTATTTTATTTATATAATGTACCGTATGGAGTAACATTCGAGATGACTGATAAAAAAGAATGGGAAGTTCGTGTTCTTTCCACAAGACATGAGATGGCGTCTATTCTTTGTAGCGCTATTAAAAGTGAACTAGAGGATTTAAAATAAGGAATTCTTTAACGAAAAAAACATAGTATATTATGGAGTAAAATCCATACTTTATATTTTTGGAGGTTGAATTATGATTACAATAGCGATGTTGTCATTATTGTTATTAGCAGCAATAGGGGGATTTATTATAATAAATTATATACCCTATATGGTGTTAGTAGTGTTAGCGGCATCTGTTATATTGGTAACTGTAGCAATCAGCAAATGGTTCATTAAGTAAGGATTGAAACAGACTAAGGCACTCACTTGAAAAAACAGTGAGTGTTCTTTTTTTTCGACGATAAAAACATCGTGTATTATGGGATAAATACCTAATAAATATTGTAGGAGGAAAGATATGATTATTGGAATAATACTCTTAGTCATGGGAGTATATTTGATAGTATCTAACGGACAAAAATAAAATAGGTAAACCGAAAAGGCACTCACTTGAAACACAGTGAGTGTTCCTTTTTGACGAAAAAAACATAGTGTATTATGGAGTAAATATATGATATAATTTTATTATGAAAGGAGGAAACTTATGTAATAAACTAAAGTCTCATATTTTTGTTTTCCTTGGGCACTCACTTGAAAGACAGTGGGTGTTCCTTTTAACGAAAAAAACATGCACTATTATGGGATAAAATCCTAATAATATTTTTATAACTTGGAGGAAACAGTTATGGCAACTTTAATTATTATCGGACTTGTATGTTCTTTTGCTGGAGGCGTGCTAAGCGCCATAGGAAACAAAAAACAACAACGTAAGATGATAAAAGAGGAAGTTAGACGAATTTACATTCATGGTGTAAAGAAAAAATAAGGATTATCAAAACCAAAGGCACTCACTTGAAATACAGTGGGTGTTCTTGTTTGACCATAAAAACATGTCGTTTTATGGGATAAATACCAAAAATTATATTTTTATTGGAGGATTATTATGTTCACCGGAGCATGGAAAGCGCTTGTGGAAATTATTTATGATACCACAGGAAGTTTGTTTGTAGGCGTATATCTGTACGCGTTACTAACATTGATAGAGATATTTTCATTAAGCGTTATAATTATGCATATCGCTGAAAAAATAAGAACAAGAACAAGAAAAAGATAAGGTGTTAACCATGAGCGCACTCACTTGAAATACAGTGAGTGTTTCATTTTAACGTGAAAAACATATACTGTTATGGGAATTATTTCCTAATTTATATTTTGGAGGTTTTATCATGAACGACGAAAAGACGAAGAAACAATATGAGGAATGTATCACCGCAAATATATTGGTGATTCAGAATCTGTGGAGTATGAGAAACTCCGCGCAGATTCTAGATAATCAATATAGGGACATTCTCAGTCTATTAACTGACGTCTCGTATGGTCTGAGTGAAATAATTACAAACCAGACGAATATTAACTAAGAAGTTTAAAACCCAAAACGGGGCACTCACTTGAAAGACAGTGAGTGTTCTTGTTTGACCAGAAAAACAGGTCGTTTTATGGGATAAATACCAAAATTATATTTTTGGAGGATTGTATGAAAAGAACTAAAACTAACTTTCAAAGCTTGAAAGCTGAGGAACGAAGAATATTGGCTCAACTGAACAAACTTGACATCAATGATGACGAGTACGACAAACAATTAAGCCGTTTAATTAAAGTACGGGAGATGATTATAAAATCTACCGACGCATATACAAAGCGTCGGGAAATAGTATCATCGCTCGTGCCAGTCGGCATAAGTTGTTGTGTCTTCTTGCTTTCATTATTTGTCGAATACTCAGGTGATAGCATGTTTACTTCGGAAGCGGCGAAAAGCTTGTTTAAGAAGTTAACTAAGTGACAATTTTGAGAAAAATAAAAGATTGGAGGTAAAATAGAACAGATTAAACAGTCTGTTCTATTGTTTCAAAAGTGAATAACAGGTTAAAATCTAACATTTTAATTGGAGCTGGAATCGGTGGATTGATATTTTCCGGAATCCAGCTTTTTAACATTGGTAAAAAACATGCTAACTTATATTCTGATAAGTTGATTTCAAGAAAAGAAAAAATAAAGAGCACATGGAAGAGCTATATTCCGGTAGCGATTAATGTTGTTACATCTTCAGGGGCGATAATCGCAGGTGCTATTGGATTAAATAATTCAATTGTGGCAACGTCTACGCTAGTTGGAGTAACACAGAACGCTCTAGCTACATATAAATCTGCGGTTGCAGACACGGTTTCAAATGAAGTTAAAGACGCAATACAAGAGAAAGCCAATAAGAAATCTATGGATTCCAATGATTCAACGCCTTCGCCTAATGACATACGCCAGATGGAGGAGATGATGTGCTATGACTCGTATTCTGGAAGATATTTTTATTCGAATATCTTAAGTCTCGAACGAGCTATTAATAGTGTGAATAGAGACATAATGAATTATGATTCGTGTTCATTAAATGAGTTCTATGCGTATCTAGATAAAGAAGGCGCAGATATTGGAGATATAGTCGGCTGGACGTCCAAGGAGTATGGACGTTCTGGTGATGGTCTTGATATTGTGTATCATTACGAAAAGTCAAAGCACGGATATCCGGTGCTGGTATTTTCGTATAGTAGCGACCCTGTGTACAATTTTAACAATTCTTATTAATCTGGAGGTACAATTATATGAGTAAGAATGTGGAACTGATGAGGGAAATCCGATTGTGGACAACTAACATAATTATCCCGGTCGGTATCACAGCGTTTATCATTATAAAAAGAAATCCTGCAAAGTGGACGTCGTTTAAAAATTATGTAAAGAACAAATTTAAAAAAGCTAAAGATGAGGTGTCAAAATGAGTTTCAGCGATTTTTTTAAAAAAAATGGGAATTATATTCTGAGCGCGTTGAGCGTTGTAGGAACGGTAGCGTCTATTGTACTTACGGCTAAAATAACTCCCAAAGCAGTACAACGAAAAGAAGAGTTGAAAAAACAGAAGGGAGACGATTTCACAAAAAAAGATGCCGTTATTAGCGATATTAAATCGTATGCTCCTGTAATAGCTACGGGAATAGGTACGGTAGCTAGCATCGTTGGAAATACAATATTGTCCAACAGACAACAGGCATCTTTGATTGGGCTGTACACGTTTGCGAATGCATCTTACAGTAAATACAAAGACAAAATTAATTCAGCATTGGAAAAGGCTGGACTTAAGGATAAAATCGAGGAAGACATCGCTAGACAAGATGCCAAAGATATGGGTATAAGTATATCTGATGATAATCCGGATACTATACTTGTCTATGACATGTTTACTTTGTCATACATGGAGACTACAATGGATGAACTCCTTACAGCTGAGCATTATGTAAATGAAACTCTCCGTAAATACGGAAGGTGTTCCGTTATAGATTTTTATAGGCAGTTGGATATGGACGTTGTACTTAAGAACTATTATGACGACGAATATCCTATAAGTATGCAATCTTTGTGGTGGATTGACGACGAAGTGCATTTTTGGCATCGTAGAGCTTGTATAGATGAGAATTTTTACGTTTTGATGTTGTCGTTTGAAGAACCGCAATTGCTGTAAGGAGAATCGATAATGCTGACTATAGATAAAGTGAGCGTTTACGGTTTCGAAGAGTCGATACGAGGGATGCGTAACCCAATGAATTCTTGGGACAAATCAGATAGTGGGTATAGTAATATCCCTCGTAGTGACTCTATGATAGGTGAAACCGAGCTCCATGTTGAATCTGCAGACCATGTATATTTTCTAGGGTACAATGATTCAACTTTGATGAATCAACTTGTCAAAGCTGGTCCGTCACACAGAAAATTCATGAGAATGATAATAGTGTATATGGATATTTGCGCACCACTATATTGGTGGAAAGAGTTCGACACATATAAAGTAGGGTCTGTAAGCAACTCGTGCTCAACAATGCATAAGATAACAGATAAAGTCTTTGAGAGAGAAGATTTTAGCACTGATATGTTAACGGATTTCGATTGTTTAGACAGTATAATCATATCTTTAAATAAAAATCGCGATTTATATTTAAAAACAATGGACAAAAAATATTGGTGGCAGATTATCCAAACTCTACCTAGTTCGTATAATCAAAAACGAACTGTTATGCTTAGTTACGAGGTATTGCACAAGATGTATAATGAGAGAAAGTCTCATAAATTGTACGAATGGATTAGTTTTTGTAAAAAAATATGTGAGCTACCTAACAGTTGGCTTATAACAGGAGGAAGATTTGAAAATGAACGTGTTTAACGCTTTAGGAACAATCTGTGATTTGATAAGTGGATTTCTTATCGCAAGATATTTGGAAAACGACATGAAAAAAGAAATATCGGCAGAAATAAAAAAGTACGAGACAAGAACAAATTGACGAGAAAAACAAACGCTATTATGGGATACTACCAAAAAAAATTAAAACTTGGAGGATACTATGATAGTAGGGCTTATTATTGGAATAATTTGTGTTATATCAATTAAGAATGCTGTACGCAAGCAGAAAGAGAAAGACGAAGCGGAAGCATTGAGAAATATGTATACACATCCTATCCATAGAAGTATACATCATAATATACATGATAGGTAAAATAGGTAAGTAGAAAGCAAGAGGGTCATCAATAAAACGATGGCCTTTTTGTTTTATTTTTTGACGAGAAAAACAAACGCTATTATGGGATACTTCCCAATTTTTAAATTAAGAGGAGATTTATTATTATGAACGAACTCAACGAAAACGTAACTCACGTAACTAACGCGGTTGAAAATGCGGTAACCAACACCGTTGGCGCAACTGATATTACTGAAACAGTAGTATCATCAGCGAAAAACTTAACGCTTGGAGGAATAGGAATTGGCGTAGCTGCATCTGCAGCAGTCGGAGGTCTTATTTACGGCGGAATTAAGCTGTATAAGCTGCTGGACAGAAAAATCAAGGAGCACAAAAACAGAAAAAAGGTTGCTGACATCAACGACTGTGATGTGATTGATTGTGACGGAGAAGTAGTTAAATAAAACTCAATACGATTAAAAAAAAGGAGGTATGTAAAGGGGATTGTGATTAAAAACACAGTCTCCTTTATATTTTTTCATGGAAAATAAGGAACAAAATACGCCTAATACACCAAAGGCTAATTTGTCTAAACCAGATTCGGTCTTTTTAAAAATGGCGAAAGACCTTTGGGTTGAGTTAATCAGTCCAAGTTTAAAAAATTTGTTGTCAAATTTGATTAAAAACGGCAGTGACTATCTAATTTATAGAAAAGACATAAAGTCTAACAATCAAGGTCGTTTTTCAAACGGAAGCAATTATACAAATTATAGTTTTCAAAACTACTCGAATAATAACGGTTACACTAACTACAACATTTCTGGTAACAGTCAGCAAATTAACTCGATTAATTGGAAGAAAGCAACAGTGTCGGATTATAACAGTGTAAACTTCAATAATCCTACAGAAGCAAAGAATTTACTTCAGGCATTGACATCTAAAATAGAAGCCACTGGTATGGTTTCTGTTGCAGAGATGTACGATGCTCTGGACATTCCGTTCGATTATGTAACGAACGATTACGGCTGGACTTCATTACGGACAGCCTCGGTTTACCTGTCAAACGGAAAATGGTATATAAAATTTCCCAAACCCATATCATTTAAATCTATTTAAAAGGAGCAAAGAATGAGTACTGTGAATCATCCCAAGCACTATTCGGGAACTAAAGTAGAATGCATCGACGCTATTGAATCAGCAATTTCTAATAAGAATGGCATTGAAGGATTTTATGTAGGTCAGATTATTAAGTATATTTGGCGGTTTGACCAAAAGAACGAAATTGAAGATTTGGAGAAAGCAAGATGGTATTTGAACCGTCTTATAAAAATTAAGAATAAAACATCTGCGAAGAACGCAAAGGAGGAAAAGTAATGATATCATTTAATACAGTTAAAAATTTCGTGAAGGCGTGTCTGCCTACAGCACTGACGACCATGGGTGTAATTGGAATTTGTGCGTTTGGTTATTCAGTAAAAAAGGGGGCTGAAAAGCAGATTGTGGCTAAGAAGAAGCATGAAGAAATAGCTGCTGACATTGAAGAAGCAAAAAACGATGAAACATTCGAATATACGGAAGAAGATATTGCGAACGATACTAAGGTCAATGACATAACTTACGCTCGCGAATGCATTAAAGCATATATTCCTTCTGTACTCGTTGGTGGTCTTACAACTGCTGCGTTTGTAGGCGCACACTGTATCTTGAACAAACGCTATCTCACGCTTGGTAGTGCATTTATCGGAGTTTCTAGTGCTTTTAATAAGTACCGAGAAAACGTGAAAGAAAAGTACGGTGAGGATGCTGATAGGCAGTTCAGATTCAATGTAAAGGATGTTAAACAGCCCGAAGACGGGTCTACGTCTAAGAAGAAAAAGCAGACTGAAAGAACCATCGAACCTGAGCACAGCGCCTATACAAGGTGCTTCTGTAAAGGGAGTCCGGGTTGGACTGATGACGCAGAAGATAGATTGTTCTACCTGTTGAAGATGCAACGGTTCGCGAATGAAAAATTCAGCGTAAATAAGACTATGACCCTTAACGAGGTGTATGAAATGCTCGGATTCCCGAGGACACCGCAGGGACAACTCGTAGGCTGGAGCAAGAAGATAGACAAAAACGCAAAGATTGATTTTGGTATCTATGATATTTCAGATGAATCAAAACGTTTGTTTATCAATGGTTACGAACCCGGCATTTGGCTTGACTTTAATGTCCAAGGCGATGTATTGCAGTATATCTAAGATATCTAAGGAGGTAAAATACTATGACTAATTGGATGTGGTTTGTAAGTGGTGTTATTGCCGGAGGTCTTATTACAGGGGTTACATCGTTCTTTATATTTAAGAAAAAGAAGGACGAAATGGAAAGGAAATATACCGATATGGTAAATGAGTTTTTTCGTCACGATGATGACAACTTTAAAAAGGATATGGATGATGCGGTAAAAAGCGCAAAAGAAGTAATTGATATTTATTCTGGCTCCAGTGAGTCGGATGATATGTTCGATGAAGACGAGTATCCAGATGACGAGTTTGAAATGTTTTCATCTGACGATGATGAATTGACCGACGATGACGTTATTTGTTATGAAAAATATGACGATTATGATGGTATACCGGAGGATTGTTACGTTGATGCATCTACTGACATCATGATTATCGATTCATCTGAATATGGAGAAATTTCAACTTATCAGATGATTCAGTGGGAATATAATACTGAACGAGATAAGATGTACGATTTGAAAGGACGAGAGATAACCGACTACACCGATTACGTTGGGGACGCTTTTAAGCGTATATTTAAGGAGACTGATGAAGATGCAGTCTATATCCAAAACAACACTCTAAAGAAATATTATGAAATAGCAGAGGATTTGAGCTAAGAATGAATGATGAGAATGCTTATTTCTCATATCTTGTGAGGAAGGTATTTTATAGGAGTGAATATTCTCTCCTCTTAAAATGCCTTTTCTCGACAAAGTACGTCAATAATTTCGACGAGGATAATTCTAGAATTAACAACGCGTTGTCTAAACGGAGGTTAAGCAATTTCAATGAATATGCTCCTCCGTTTCAAGAATCATCTGTATTCGAGCTTCTCGTCGAATTAGCGATGGAAATTGAGAACACTTTGTATGACCCGAAATACGGTTATCGAGGTTCTCAATGGTTTTGGGAATTCATAGTAAATATGGGCCTCATAGATATGACAGATTCAAATTTCGATGAAAAAAGGGTTAAGGATATCGTTGACAAATTCTGTACTAAAACATACAAGAAAAACGGTAGCGGGTCTCCATTTGTGACACGTAACAAAAAAATAGACATGCGAACGTTGTCTATCTGGGACCAGATGCAGGTCTTCATGACAGAACTATGTCATTGATATATCAAAAACGTATAGAAAGGAGAACGGATGGACTTCTATTTAATAGCAACTAAAAGAAGTAAGGATATGACAATTGAAGTCTATCCTAAATTTATCGTTAATCGTACTAACGATTTGATGATAAGAGGCGGCGATTTTTATGCCGTTTGGAACGAACAAGAACAATTATGGTCTACGGACGAAAATGTTCTATTGAACCTGATTGACAATGACGTAAAACAGTACGCAAATAAATTGCAAGAGGAGAAACCTGACGTTACGGTCATTCCAAAATTTCTTTGGGATTCAGAATCAGGTCTCATAGATAAATGGCATAAATATTGCCAGAAGCATCTTAGAGACAACTACGTACAATTAGATGATAGAATAACTTTCGCAGACCAGCATCCTAAAAAAGAAGACTATGTGTCCAAAAAGCTATCATATACGTTAAATGATGGTCCTACTGATGCATGGGATGAACTTGTCGGTACTTTATATTCTTCGACAGAAAAGGAAAAGATAGAATGGGCCATAGGTTCAATTGTAACCGGAGATTCAGTAAATATACAGAAATTTCTCGTGTTTTACGGTTCTGCTGGTACTGGTAAGTCAACAGTACTTAATATTATCCAGAAGTTGTTCGAAGGATATTATTCTGTATTTGACGCCAAGGCCTTAGGTTCATCTAACAACTCTTTTGCTCTTGAACCGTTTAAGTGTAATCCGTTGGTTGGTATACAGCATGACGGTGATTTGTCTAGAATCGAAGATAACACTAGACTAAACAGTCTTGTATCGCACGAGATGATGACTGTGAATGAGAAGTATAAGTCGTTATACAGTAATCGATACCGGTGTTTCTTATTCATGGGAACAAACAAGCCTGTTAAGATAACAGACTCGCGTTCTGGTATAATCAGACGATTGATAGACGTTTCACCGACGGGTAAGAAGGTAAGCCAGCAGAAATACAATACGCTGACTAAAAAGATAGATTTTGAACTTGGAGCGATTGCTAATAAGTGTAAAAATGTCTATCTGAGTAATCCGACAAAATATGATAAATACGTTCCAGTTATAATGTTGAACGCTAGTAATGACTTTTATAATTTTGTTTTAGATTCGTATAACAAATTTATGGAAAACAATGGCGTTCCTCTTAAAGTCGCATGGGAAATGTATAAGAACTACTGCGATGAAGCAAAAGTTCAGTACCCGTTTTCTATGCGAATATTCAGAGAAGAATTGAGAAATTACTTCGAAGAGTATCACGAACGTTATATTTTGGAGGATGGGACACGAGCGAGGAGTTATTATCATGGTTTTAAGGATTTGAATTTATCGGAAGAATCTCAATGCGAAAGCGACAATCGTTCGGACAATGGATGGCTTTCTATGAAATCTCAATCATCTATTCTGGATGATATTTTAAAAGACCAACCAGCGCAGTACGCTAACAACGATGGTCTTCCATATAAAAAATGGGATTCGGTTAAAACCACGTTATCATCTATTGATACATCCATATTGCACTATGTAAAGGTGCCGCTTAATCATATAGTTATAGACTTCGACTTGAAAGACAACGGTGAAAAGTCTTTAGCTAAAAACATCGAAGCTGCGTCAAAATTTCCAAAGACGTATGCAGAGTTGAGTAAGAGTGGTAAAGGTGTTCACTTACATTATATTTATGAAGGAGATGTCTCTAAACTAGCAGGCATTTACTCAGAGAACATAGAAGTAAAAGTGTTCAATGGCAATTCGTCATTAAGACGCCTTTTAACGAAATGTAACAACGAGCAAATAGCCGTAATAAATTCAGGACTTCCAATAAAAAAAGAAAACAAAGTGATAGACTTTAATGGTTTAAAAAATGAAAAAGCTATCAGAACGGTTATATCGAGGCATTTGAAAAAAGAAATAATGCCATCGACCAAATCGTCGATAGACATGATATACAAAACTTTGGAAGAAGCGTATGATAGTGGTATTAACTACGACGTATCCGATTTGAAAAACGTAATATATGCCTTTGCAATGAACAGTACAAATCAGGCAGCATATTGCGTAAAAAAAGTAGCAGACATGAAATTCTTTGCAGAACATGAAACTGTCAAGGATTTAAATGAGGATAACACTGACGACCTCGTATTTTTCGACGTAGAGGTGTTTCCAAATCTATTTTTAATAAATTGGAAATTTAGAGGTGAAGTTAATCCTGTCATACGCTTAATAAACCCAACACCAAACGATGTTGACAATCTTTGCAAACACAATTTAATCGGGTTCAATTGCAAAAGATATGATAACCATATGTTGTACGCACGGTTAATCGGATATTCAAATGAAGAACTGTATAACCTAAGTCAAAAGATAATAACCGAAGGACAAGGATTCTTTGGTCAGGCATATAGTTTGTCATACGCAGATGTATACGATTTTGCTTCAGCTGGAAATAAAATGTCGTTGAAGAAGTTTGAAATAAAATTGGGTATACATCACAAAGAACTCGGAATGCCGTGGGATGAGCCTGTTAAAGACGAAGACATTCCAAAAGTAGCAGAATACTGTGACAACGATGTTATAGCTACTGAAGCTGTATTTGATTTCTTGAAGGGCGATTGGTTCGCTAGACAAATACTTGCTGATTTGTCTGGATTGTCTCTAAACACAAGTACGAACGAGCATACAGCTCGAATTATATTTGGCGCAGAGAAGAATCCGCAGAAAGAATTCAGGTATAGGGATTTATCGAAACCGGTCTTCGAACTCGATGAAGATGTATTGATATTTTTGAAAAAGTATTTCCCGGATATGATGGCGATTCGTCATGGCGAAGCAAAAAGTCTTTTGCCTTATTTTGACGGATACAAGTTCGATAACGGTGTATCTACTTACAAAGGTATTGAGGTTGGTGAAGGAGGATTGGTATATTCTAAACCCGGTGTATATTTTAACGTCGCGTTGTTAGACATAACATCTCAGCATCCGCATTCTGCATTATCTGAGTGTTACTTTGGGCCTAAGTATACACAAAAGTTTATGGACCTCGTAGAAACGAGGGTTGAAGTAAAGCATCAAAATATGAATGTATTAAGAACAATGTTGGACGGTAAACTGTCAAAATACGTTGGTCGTATTGAATCTGGAGAACTAAGTTCTAAATATCTTTCGAACGGTCTTAAAACTCCTATAAATGCAGTTTACGGTCAGACATTCGCTTCATTTGACAATCGTTTTCGTGATATTCGAAACATCGATAACATAATTGCGAAACGAGGAGCACTATTTATGGTGGACCTAAAGGAATTCGTGGAATCTAAAGGATTCACAGTTGCTCATATAAAGACGGACTCAATAAAGATACCAGATGCTACACCTGAAATAATTGAACAGGTTAAAGAGTTCGGTAAGAAGTATGGTTATAACTTTGAACACGAAGCTACGTACGAGAAAATGTGTCTCGTAAATAAAGCAGTGTATATAGCTAAAGATGCCAAAGATGGTCATTGGACTGCAACAGGTACTCAATTCGCTGTTCCGTACGTGTTCAAAACGTTGTTTTCACATGAACCAATTATATTTTCGGATTTGTGTGAGACTAAAACCGTGTCGACTGAAATGCTTTTGGACATGAATGAAACTCTTCCTGACGGTGAACACAATTACCAGTACGTAGGAAAAGTTGGAGCGTTTTGTCCTATAAAGTCAGGACATGGCGGAGGTGTTTTAGTTAGTAGAAGAAAAAATAAAGACGGTTCATCTAAATATGATTCAGTCACAGGTACAAAAGATTATATGTGGCTCGAATCAGAAGACGTAAAAAATCTAGGAAAGGAAGACGATATTGATATTTCATATTACGAAAGCTTAGTTGATGATGCTATAAAAACGATAAGTAAATATGTAAATTTCAATAAATTTGTCGAAGTCGAAAACGATGGAAAAGATAGTTGAATTTGAACTTTATTGTTCAAAATGCAAACATTATGACTCAAGTGACGCAGATGACCCATGCGATTATTGTTTGAGTGTTCCCGCTAGAGAAAATTCTAGACGGCCTATAAAGTACGAAGAAAATAAAAAGAAAGTCAAACAGACAAAAGAAAGGAAGTAATTATTATGAATGAAAACGCCATGAAAAAATGTAAAGAAGACGAGGATATTTTGGAATTACTTATTGCTAACCGTGATAACATTAACGAATTGAAGAACTCAATGAATGAATTGTCAAACGCAATAATGGAATTTGGAGATTTCTTTGAAGAATGGATAAATCAAACAGAGAGCTACACTGATTTGGCTCTCAAAACTTTGAACAAAGACGTATTTGAACAAAAAGATTTGATTCTTAATGCGTCTCTTGGTTTGTCCGGGGAGGTTGGTGAGGTCAATGATATTATAAAGAAATATATGTATCATGGACATAAGCTCGACGATGACACGAAGGAGAAGATTATCCTTGAGCTTGGTGACGTGTGCTGGTATGTAGCCCTTATGGCATGGGCTATCGATAAAACCAAGTTCGAAGATGTTCTTAACAAGAATATTGCAAAACTCGAAAAACGTTATCATGGAGAATTCTCCACCGAAAAGAGTGTTAATCGTAAAGAAGATTCCGATAATAGTTGTGAAGAAAAGAAAAACGATTGTGATAACGGTTTCAGAACGTTCTGTAAAGACTATGACTATGAACTTGATAAAATGAGAATAAATTGTACGAATGATTGTGATTTCGAGTTCGAAACTACTATTACCGATGAAGAATGGCGTAAATTGCTCAATTATTGTGAAAATGATGTGGCGGCTCAAGAAGAATATTGTTCTCGTCAATCGAAGGAGGACGAAGAAAAGAAAGAAGATACTAAGAAACAAAGTGAAAAGGAATTAAATATAGAAGATATGCTCAATTCGTATTACAATGCACGTCGCTTTAGCGATTTTATTAATTTGCTTTTTGGTAAAAAAGATAGTAAGAAACCGTGTGAAGAAGAAACGAGAACAATTAAGGATTTATGGCTTTAAACATAATGGAGGAACAATAATATGGAATGCAAGACTAACGGACAAACGATAGAGATTAACAACGCTAAAATTATATTTAAGAATTTTAGTGGAAAACCGGGTGTTTATAACAAGGAAGGAGATAGAAATTTCTGTCTATTGCTTCCTGACGATGCTGCGGTCGACTTCTTTAGACGAAATGGATATTCTCCCACAGTAAAACCTTCGACTTCAGAGGAAGGAGAATTCTTTAGATACATTAAGGTTAAGTTGAAATTTAATCAATGGGGGCCTACTATAATTCTTAAATCCGGTGATAAGAAGACAAGAGTCGATGAGAATCTTGTTTCTGCATTGGATTCTATTAGGATTGAGTCTGTTGACATGGATATTAGGCCGTATCATTGGGAGCGTCCTAACGGTGAAAGTGGTCAGACTGCGTATCTCAGCGGTATGACAGTTTACCAGCAAATCGACCGATTTGAACAAATGATGATGGAGACTAACGAAAATGGTTCTTCTGATAATTCTGATGATAGTGATTTACCTTTTTAATCAAGATTAAAGGGTAATATCAATTCAATAAAGATTAGACGTTAGGGTCAGCGTTGCCAACGCCGGTGACAAGTAGCGCTAGTCATTTACTCTCGTATGCCTCTTAACAATGCCCACTATGCGAGCTGACCGTCGCTTTCTAGTTCCGATGCGTAAAATAGAACTAGATTCTTTATATTTTAGAGAGGATATATGGAACTTAGAGAATACCAAAAAGATGCATTGTCTAAAATGCATAATGGATGTATTTTGTGCGGTGGCGTTGGTTCAGGAAAGTCACTAACTGCTCTTGCCTACGCTAAACTACATGGATATTTAGATGTATACATTATTACTACAGCACGAAAACGCGACACTAATGAGTGGGAATCCGACATACAAAAACATGGCGGATTAGAAGAATATACGTTTAAAGTAGATTCATGGAACAACATCAAAAAATATGTTGATGTTAAAGATGCATTCTTTATATTTGACGAACAGAGGGTTATCGGACATGGAGAGTGGGTGAAATGCTTCCTTCAAATAACTAAGAAAAACAAATGGATTCTCCTCTCTGCTACACCGGGAGATTCTTGGGAAGACTATATTCCAGTGTTTATTGCAAATGGGTTCTATAAAAACAGAACGGAATTCTTGCATCAACATGCTGTTTTTAGTAAATTTTCGAAATATCCTAAGATAGAAAAATACATTGACGAAGGATTATTGATATTTTACAAAGACAAAATTCTTGTTCCGATGTACTTCAATCGAAAGACAACTCAACATCATATAAACGTTTTCTGTGACTACGATGTAACTAAGTACAGATACGTAATGCGCAATCGGTGGGATATTTTCAATAATAAGCCGATTGAGCAGATTAGCTCGTTATGTTACACTCTTAGACGAATAGTCAATGATAACGATAACAAATCTCGTGAAGTTGAAAAAATTCAGAAGTTACATAATCGATTGATTATATTTTACAATTTCGATTATGAACTAGAACGGCTTAAAAAAATATCGTACTTAAAAGATACGGTTATAGCAGAATGGAATGGCCACAAACATGATAGTATACCTACATCCAAAAAATGGGTCTATTTAGTTCAATACACAGCTGGAGCTGAAGGGTGGAACTGTACCGATACAGATACGATTGTGTTTTTCAGTCCAAATTACTCTTATAAGGTCATGGTACAATCGGCTGGTAGAATAGACCGTTTAAATACCAGTTTTGTCGATTTATATTTTTATCATATAAAAACTAAATCGATTATAGATATAGCCATAAATTCAGCTTTATCGAAGAAGAAAAACTTCAACGAAAAGAGTCTAATTAAAAGGAGAAAAATATGAACTGGCCAATTATTTTAATCGGTGTGTTTTTTGCAATCGGCTTTGGCACTCTAGTCGGGATTATCTTGTCTATGATATAAAACAATAGTATGGAGGAAATTATGAATTATTTATATTTTTTTATCATAGGATTTATTGTCGCTTTAATAGCCTTTATCACTATTTGCACAATCGGTGCAGTTGTGTCTTCTATATGAAATACTTATTAAAATGGAGGAAATTATGAAATATTTATATTTTGTCGTAGGGATTATCGCCGCAGTTATAACGTTTATCATTCTTTTCGCAATTGATACAGCGGTGTCTTCTATATGAATTATTTATATTTAATAATAGTGACTGTTTTGGTCTCAGTTTTCGTAAGCTGTTTAGTATGGATGCATGGTTATTGTTGGCGCTCTGGTGTCTTTTCTACGGAAAACCCTAAGAGTTTTTTATATTTTATAATCATTGGAATTCTTATGGGTATTGGAACACTCTGCTTAGCATTAATACTGATATTGAACATTAAGTACATATAGTAAAATGGAGGAAGAAATATGATATCATTTTTGCTTTTCACTGGAATATTACTCGGCTTTGAGTTATTGGGTTTTGGTACACACAGTTTGATATATGATGGATTTAGATATGCAATCCCGTGGTTTGTTGCATGGTTCATCATACACGGAGGTACTTTCGTTGGTATATTGCTTATGGCAAAAGGAATTATTGGTTAAAATGGAGGAGGAAATTATCATGGAAAAATTCATTCTAGGTTTTATGGCTGCATGGGCGTTTACGTTTATCTTCACTGGAATTTTTTATAAAATAGAACTGTCTTGTGCTGATGGTTCGACATCGAGAAAAATATTCAATGTCATTACAACCGTGATGGCTAATATTGTTTGGTTGTCTCCTTTTATATTTGCTATAGCCGGTTGTCTGTTTAATTTCATAACCGTGATAGCGGCGTTAATAATTATAGTCGTGTATTTAATTATAACAGCGGTCATCGGTCAATTTCTTTCTAAATAGGAGGTTATTATTATGGAAAAATTTTTAATCTTCTTTGTTGCTGCGTTTTTCGCAATATTTATATTTATCGGTATCTTTCATAGGATAGAGTTGTCGTGTCCGAACAATTCTACTAGTCGTAAAATATTCGACTGTCTTTCAAGCTTATTGGCGTTCTTACTTTTGATGTCACCATTTATATTTGCAGTTACCGGATATATATTCGGATTCTTCTCTCTTCTCGCATCTATGATTATCATTGTAGTATACTACTTGATTTTCATAATATTTGGAAAAACAGTTTTAAAATAAGGAGGAAATTATAATGGAAAAAGTAATTAGCACTTATCGACGTTGGTACAGAATGGAATATTTCGAATGTGGTAATGATTTGTATAAATTCGCGATTTACGATAACGAAGGACATGTTCAAGACCCGCGTTTTTTCAAGAATTGTGATGTAAAAGATTCTATAGCCATTAATCTAACTCGTTACGATATCAAAGAATTCATCACTACTGTAAAAAATTACTGCGATAGTGCGATTAAAGGAGGAAATTATGGAAGACTCTAACATCATTTACAAATTTTATAAAGAATTTAACGACATTATATTCAAGAGGATTTGCACTCTCAATCATATATATACTGTAGTAATTTATGAAAATCTTGATGGAACATATGAACTTTCGATTAACGAAAGAGGTTTCTATCTTAAACCTACTATTTTCATGGACTGTGATACAGATGCAACAGATATGAATGCTGTTAATATGACTCTTGATGATGTTAATGCGTTTTGTGACGCGGTACGCGATTCTGATTTAAAAAATAAAAAACAATATTGTTTATTTAATATATAAGGAGGTAATTATGGAAAAAAAAGAGTGGATTTGTCCTATAGGTGATCGGTATACTATAAAGTTTTTTAACGGTATTAGAGGTACGCGTGACCTTGAAATTTATGATAATACAGGGTCTATCATAGACCCGAATGAGTTTATGAATTGTACCGTAGATGGATTCCGTGCAGTTTATTTATCACATGATGACGTTAAAATATTTCTAAAGGCAGTAATTAATCATATAATAGAAGAATCAATGAGGTAATTATGGAAAAATTTGAAACAATTTACAAAAACGAAAAAGAGTGGCTTGGTGAAGACAACACTCTTGGATTTGATATTTGGAAGAAGAAATACGCCGATGGTAGAACATACCACGAATGGTTGTACGACGTAACTGGCGGAGATATTCAATTGGCTAAACTCATCGAATCCAAGAAGTTCCTGTTCGGAGGTCGTATACTCGCAAACCGTAATAACGCATCTGTGACGTCTAAAAAGACGTATAGTAACTGCTATGTCATTTCGCCGCCTGACGATAATCTTGAATCCATCTTTAACACGGCTAAGAAACTCGCACGTACGTTCTCGTACGGTGGTGGCTGTGGTATAGACCTTAGTAAGCTGTCATTCAAAGGTGCAGCTATCCACAATGCCGCTAAATCGAGTAGCGGTGTGGTATCTTTCATGGAGCTGTATGATAAGACAACTGAAATAATCGGACAGAATGGACGTCGAGGTGCATTGATGATGTCGTTAGCATCTAATCATCCTGATATTTTGGAATTTATTGACGTTAAACGAGACCTTAACAAAATCAACAATGCAAATTTGTCTGTACGAGTCGATGATGAGTTTATGCGTAAGGCTCAAGAAGACACGAATGAAGAGAACTACGAATTGATATTTAATCGTAGTATGTACGATTCCGAGACTAAGACCGAAAAAGACATGTCTGGCAAAAAGATAAACGCAAACGCGTTGTTGATGAATTTAAGTAAATATAATTGGGAAAACGGAGAGCCCGGAATCTTATTCTGGGATAACATACGCCGAGGAGGACTTCTTAGTAACGAACCGGGATTTAAATACGGTGGTGTTAATCCTTGCGCCGAAGAACCTCTTCCTTCTGGCGGAAGCTGTTTGCTTGGTGCTCTTAATCTGTCGGCGTTCTGTAAATGGAATAATGATTATAATAGGTATATCTTTGACTACCTCGACTTTATTGAAGCTATTGATATTTCTGTACGGGCACTTAATAATGTTTTAGATGAAGGTGTTGATTTACATCCATTGAGAGAACAGACAGAATCAGTAAAACGTTGGAGACAAATAGGGCTCGGCATTATGGGATTCGCCGATGCGCTTATTAAGCTTGAGATAACTTATGGTAGTCCTGAATCTTTTATATTTATAAAAGATATAGGTAGTATAATGGCATATTACTCTCTCCTAACAAGTAATAAACTAGCAATAGAAAGTCCCAGTAAAAAAGTAGACTTGGATTATGAGGGATTGTTAAATACGACTTATATTCGTAATTTACTCAAAAGTATTTCAGAAGATAATAGTATTTTTAATTTTATTAGAACCAAGCGATATGGTACAAAACCTTTGGAAGATTTTTGCCAAAGTATATACAAATACGGATTATCGAATTCGCAACTCTTAACTGTTGCCCCTACTGGCAGTATAGCCACCATGATTGATGTATCTGGTGGTATTGAACCTTTGTTTGCTACACATTACAATCGTGTAACAAAAAGCCTTAACGGTGAAGACACGACATACACAGTGTATCCTAAAGTAATAAAAGACGTCATCGCTAGTAAGTACGGAAAGTGTGTTGAAGTTAGTGATGAGAATATATCATCAGAAGAATCAATAATTACAGCACATGAGATTCCGTATTACAATAGGCTTAAAGTACAATCCGTATGGCAGAAATTTATTGATGCTGCGATTAGTTCAACAGTAAATCTAAATGAGGACGCTACTCCTGATGATATTTATGATTTGTATATTACAGCATGGGAACTCGGTCTTAAAGGTGTAACAGTATTCAGGGACAATTGTTATAGAACAGCAATACTTACGACAAATGACAAGGAAGAAAAAGAAGAGAATTCTGACGTCTTTGAAGAACAAGTCGATGACACAAAGACAACTCTTAAGAGAGGCGAGGTAATCCCAATTAGTGATAATAGTTACGGTCTTAAAAAGACATTGACAACCGGTTGTGGTACGCTTCATTTGGAATCTTTTTATGACCGTGACACTGGGGAATTACGGGAATGTTTCCTTTCGAAGGGTTCTACAGGAGGATGTAACTCGTTTATGGTAGCTGTATCTAGACTTATAAGCCTAGCAGCACGTGCCGGAGTTCCGTCGTATAAAATAATTGACCAACTTAAATCAGCTGGTACCTGTCCTTCTTATGCAGTAAGGAAAGCTACTACGAACGACGTGTCTATTGGTTCGTCGTGCCCGTGCGCAGTTGGATATGCCTTGGAAGAACTTGGGAAGATGATTCCTGAAAACGATGATATTTGTGAGGATGACGAACCTATTAACGAAAAGATTGAAATTTCGGGAATAGGTTCCAAACTAATTGACACGTTCGATGAAGAACAGAGTCGAGAAAAAATGAACATGATTATACAGTTACCGTTTAATAAAAGAACAAATCTTATGAAAACGGTTAACGAGGCAAAAGAAAAACTGTGGTCGAATTTCTGCCCAACTATATTTGAAGAATGCCCGAAATGTGGAGAACATGCAGTATTTCGTACGAACGGTTGTATTACGTGCTCTAGTTGCGGGTATACAAAATGTGATTAGAAAGGAGGGTCGTGTTGTGACCTTAAGTGATTTTTTAAACTTATTTTCAGATGATGAATGCGGTTTTGTTATTATTAATAACGTAAACGATAACCATAATATGATATTATCTAAGCATCAGGTAATAATGATGCATGAAGACAAACTTAATAATGTGATAAAACGTGTGTATCCATATGCATGGAATTGGGAGGTTATTTTCGAAATAAACGTATGAAGTATAACACCAAACTAATTCTGGTCAATGGACATTACGAGTTATATGTCAATAACAATTTTTTCTGTTCTGGGGATACCCCAAAAGAATGTTATGAGGAGTTGGAGAAAAATGAGCAAGAAGAGAATTAGCATCGAGGAATGTTATGTATTTATTAAGTTTGTCAGTGAGCATATGACCGATAATTTTAAACCGGATGATATTCCTGATGACTTTATCGCTTATACAGATTTACTAAGGGAAGCTGCTAATTATCTAAAGATAGCTATGACTGGCAGACTTCCAGAAGACCGACTTGTTTATCATCAAAATACTGTAATCAAGTATCTGAAAATTTTGTATGGCGTAATGCCAAAGAGTAGTGACGGCGGCAAGTATAACCCAGCAGATGTTGTGGAATCGAGTATCATGTGGCTTGAAGATTACTTTAATAAACATGACGATACTTGGTGTAGACGATGATAAATTAGCAAAAATCTCTGCCCACTTTTTGTGAAAAAAATGGGCATAAAAGTGGGCAAAAGTGGGCAAAAGTGGTAAATACTCATAAAATGTAATATTTATATTTCAAAATTATTGGGTTTTCTGCCCACTTTTGCCATTTTCTGCCCACTTTTGGAAAAAAAAGTGGGCACGAAAAATAGGCAAATAATATATTATTTGGGGGTAAAAACGCCCAAAATAGGCCAAAAATGGGGGTTTTTGGGCAAAATAATATATTATTTTGGGTTAAAAATGCTTCTATGGCCAAAAACCCACTTTTTTTCTTTATGATTATTATTATTAATATTATTAATAAAAAGTTTTATCGAAAAAAAGTGGGTTTTTGGCCACGAGCAGTTTTTTCGGTTAAGGGGGTGACGAGAAAAACAAGTCCTTTTATGATAGGAATAGATGAGGAATGACTTTAGAAGCATTCCTTTATATTTTTTGCTCGTGTGGCGGAATTGGCATACGCAACGGACTTAAAATCCGTCGAATTTTATTCATGTGGGTTCAAGTCCCACCACGAGTACCATTTATATTTTTAGTTATGGAGATTTTATGAAAGAATCAGTATTTCAAAACCAATTAATATCCGAACTAAAGAAACGATTCGAGGGGTGTATTGTTTTAAAAAACGACGCCTCTTATATTCAGGGCATACCGGATTTATTAGTTTTATACAATGATATTTGGTTCGCTCTAGAATGTAAGAAAAATGAGCTATCTCACAAACAACCTAATCAAGAATATTATGTTAAAAAGATGAACGATATGAGTTACGCTGCATTTATAAACCCTAATAATAAAGAGGAGATACTAAATGATTTGGAACAAGCATTTAAATCTTGAATCAAGCCACTGTTTGTTTTCACCATCCAAATATTCGTGGTTAAATTATTCGGATGATAAAGCCCTAGAAGTTTATAACAATTTAAAAAAAGTTGAACTTGGAACGCGATTACATGCATGGGCCAAGGAAACCATTGAATTAAAACTTCGGCAGGCCAATAGGAAGAATAACATCATATACAAGTACATAAACGATGCAATCGACTATAGGATGGACCCAGAAGTACTGTTATATTTTAGTCCGTATTTTTATGGAACAGCTGACGCAATTAGTTTCTATAAAAATGTCCTTCGCATCCACGATTTGAAAACTGGTGATACTCCGGCCAAAATAGACCAGCTTAGAATATATGCTGCTTTATTTTGTTTAGAGTACGGACAAGACCCATTTTTAATAAAAATGGAGCTTAGGATATATCAGGCAGATAACGTAATTATTGATATTCCTAATCCAGCCGAGATTAAGGCTATTATGGATAAGATAATTCACTTGAATGATATCTTACGTAAAAATGATGAGGAGTTTATGTAAACATGGATATATTCTATGATTTCAATGATATTTATGAAAATGAAAGTCATATAGAACATATAGGTATGCCTCGACGTTCCGGACGTTATCCGTGGGGGTCTGGCGAAAATCCTTTTCAACATGAAAGTTGGTATAAACATCCCGGAGACTTTCTAGACTTTATTAAACAGGCTAGAAAAGAAAAATATACATACACGGACGAAGACGGAGAGCTGTATACTGGCGATAATGCTATAGCAAAGGTTCTTGGTATTAAATCTACTGAATTAAGGAGTCAGATAGGTATAGCTAAGGACGAGAAACGTCTTTACGATGTCTATAGAGTTGAGTCTTTAAGAAAAGATGGTCTTAACGATTCTGAAATTTCAAGAAAGACTGGAATACCGTTATCTACAGTTAAATCTCTGTTCGACGCTGATTCTAAACGAAGGATGCTGCAGGCTAAAAATGCAGCTGAATTCATAAAGAATCGAATCGATGAAGTTGGTATGGTTGACGTCGGTACCGACGTATGTCGAGAGCTTGGAATAAGTCAGGAAAAAATGAATCAAGCTTTGACTATACTTAAATCAAAAGGGTATGAAATCTATGGTGGACGAGTAGAACAACCTACTAATAGAAAAAAATTTACTACGATGAAAGTTGCATGTCCTCCGGGCACTGAACATCGAGAAATATTTGATGACTGGGGAAAAGTTAACTCGTTAATGGAATATACATCTGATGACGGGGGACAAACATTTAGAAAAACAAAGTATCCTGCTTCTCTTGACAGAAAGCGAGTTATGATTCGATATGCTGATGATGTCGGTTCTGACGGTTTTAAAGGCATTCAAAAGGACGGTTTAATAGAAATACGAAGAGGGGTCAAAGATTTATCTCTGGGTAATTCATTGTATTCGCAGGTTCGTATTCTTGTTGGCAAAGATAAATACCTTAAGGGTATGGCGGTTTATTCTGATGGTGAAGATATGCCTGACGGTGTTGATGTAATATTTAACACCAATAAGTCATCAAATAAATCGTTTGATGAAGTATTGAAAAGTATAAAAGAAGATGACCCTAACAATCCATTCGGAGCTTTGATTAAAGCTGATGGTCAGTATGAGTACGTAGATTCTGATGGTAAAAAGAAACTTTCTCCTATCAATAAAACTAGAGAAGAAGGCGATTGGGAAGAATGGAAAAAAGCCGTTCCTAGTCAGTTCTTATCAAAACAACCTAAATATTTAGCCAAAAAGCAAATTGATTTAGCTATAGCTGAGAAAAAAGATGCATTGGCTGAGATAATGTCATATGATATACCTGAAGTGCAAAGATATTATTTAAAGGAATTCGCGGAGTCATGTGACAAGCAGGCTGAAACACTTCAAGCAGCATCTTTTCCTGACCAGCACTATCAAGTAATACTTCCTATAAACTCACTTAGGAACAACGAAATTTATGCTCCTAGGTATGACAACGGAACTAAATTGGCTTTGGTAAGGTATCCTCATGGCGGAACATTTGAAATACCTATACTAACAGTTAATAACCGTAATAAAGAAGGCGAAAAAGTTATTGGGCCTTCATCTATCGATGCTGTCGGTATAACATCGGAAGTTGCAGCTCGATTGTCAGGTGCAGACTTTGACGGAGATACTGTAATGTGTATTCCGACAAACGACCCAAAAGGAAAGATTAACATCTTATCGACTGCGCCGTTAGCTGGTTTAAAGGGATTCGACCCTAAAGACAAATTCCAAGGTAATTTGGTTAAAACAGTCGGGAACACTAAGATTTATGAGCGTAACGGAGTAAAGTTTAAAGGTATGCTTGATACCCAAAAGCAAATGGGTGTGGCAACTAATCTGGTTAGTGACATGACGATTCTCGGCGCATCAGATGATGAGCTGGAACGTGCAGTCAAATACACCATGGTAGTTATCGATGCTGAAAAGCATGGATTAGACTACAAGGCTGCATACTATGAGTATAACATACAAGACTTAAAAGACCGTTATCAGATTAAATCTAACGGAAAAACAGGTGGTGCTTCTACTTTGTTAACAAGAGCTAAAAGCGTCGAGTATGTTCCTCGTAGAAAGGGTTCTCCTAAAGTTAATGTTAAAGGAAAGCCTTGGTATGACCCGTCAAGACCTGAAGGTTCTCTTATATGGCAAGAAGACCCAGACCAAATTGCAACATTTAAAAAGTACGACCCCAAAACTGGCGAATTAATATCGGTTAAAGAGGTTGAGAAGAAAACAAAAATTACTAAAATGGCTGCTACGGATGACCCGAGGACTTTAATATCTACATCTAACACTGTAATGGAGAATCTGTACGCGGACTATGCGTCTACTCTAAAATCACTAGCCAATCAGGCGCGTCTAAACTCCGTATTCTCCGAGAAAGCAAAAAGAGACCCCGTCGCCACATCTAAATATGCGGAGGAGGTGCAATCTCTTAAGAGAAAATTGGATTCAGCACTCCTGAATAGACCTAGAGAGCGTGCCGCTATCCGTCTAGCCACTTCAGAAATAGAAGGCATACGTAAAGCGTATAAGGACAAGCACGGTGGTAAAGATATGCCTACGAAAGACCTTAAAAAGCTCTCCCAGAATACTATGGTTAAATATAGGGGTCTTGTAGGGTCTATAAAACGTAGTGATAGAAATATAAAAATAACAGACGAGGAGTGGGAAGCTATTAAAAATAGGGCTATATCGGAAAATGACCTCAAGAAAATACTCGATAATTCAGACCCTGATGTACTAAGGGAAAAACTTAGACCCAAGGGCGATGACGGTCTCACTGATGCCCGTAAATCAGCCATCCGAGCAATGGCGAATAGCAATTATACACTAAAGGAAATTGCTAAACGCTTTGGAATATCAACATCTACCGTATCAAATATAATAAAGGGGGGTTAAAATATGGTATACTCTCGGTTATCAACTATCGATAACCCATGGAACCCATTCGATAACTTCGATGAGTGGTTACAATACGATAACCTCCATCACTATAATACGTGTGGGTATGTGTCTAGGGTATTAGATATGAATAATGCTAATCTATCTGGTTTACCAGACTTTATAGCAGAAAGAATAAATGAATCTGTCATCGACCAAATAATAAATGCTGACCCTTTAAACTTTTATGTGAAAGTTCAGAAAGAATTTCCAGACATTTTGTTTGATGAAAACGGTTCTTTAGTCTAGTGTCTTGTACTCAATAGTTTGCTAAACGTTTAATGATTAACTAAAACAAATTAGCAAATAGTTTTGTTTCAATAAAACAAAAAGAATTGTTTGTTGTTTGAATTAATTAAAAAGAAAAACGTTTAAACAATTAAAAAAAATTTAAAAAATTAAAAAAATTAAATGCCAATTTCTTTGTGACGCTGCATACCGTTACGGGGTAAAATGTTTTATTTAGTATGAAGAAATCTTAATCTTATAGGTACACCTCTGTGTTACGTAAACAAAAGTGTTTCGTTTACGAACGTCTGGAGTAGAACGGTTCATATATATTATTTTCTTATTTCAAATACTTTTTCTTCTACTGAAAAGCAGCTTTACCCCACCGCAGCGTCGTTTGTAGCACCCCGGGGGGGGGGTCTGAAAAACAACCCCCCCTCCTTGCATCGAGCGGCTCCTAGATAAATCTCCGGAGGGATATTTTTCCAAAAAAAATACCGAAAAAGTGTATAGAAAGTACTATGTTTCTATGATATTTTACACATACAGACAAGAAAAACCTTATGTATCTTCCTCCAATGCATAATAAAAGTCTTCCTCCTTGTATAAATTCTTGTCTGTAGTTGTAAAATATTATAAGAAATATGTAATTGAGGTTAAAAATGAAATGTTCTATTGATTCAAATACCAGAGAAATTATATTTTTAGACAATTCTGAGTGTTTTGGTGTTGAATTTGACAAAAATACACAACGAATAGAGTTCTCGTGTCCTAAAATAGTTGGCGACAATCTCGATTTAACTAAATGCATATGCAGAATTAACTATATGAATGCAAAAGGTTACCGTGATTCGTATTTGATAGATGATGTTTTAGCGGATGGCGATAACATAACATTTACTTGGAAATTGAAAGGTAAAGTAACTGCTGGTAGAGGCAACTGTTTATTTATATTTTGTGCTAGACAGGTAACTGAGAACGGTATAATAGAAAAAGAGTGGAACACAACCGTTGCCAAGGCATCTATAAAGAGAGGACTTGAAACTAACTCGCACATTGAAGAAGAGTATAGTGATATTTTAGAATCAATTTTATTGAAAATAAACAGCGTAAGTTTAACCACTGAAGTAAACTCAGAATCGACAAACAAAAATGTACCGACTGCAAAAGCTGTGTATGATGCTCTGCAGGACATCAATATTCCAAGCGGCAATGACATCTCCCTCGGTGTAACGGCGACTGTCGGACAAACCATCAAGGTTAAAGCAGTTGACACTAATGGAAGACCAACTGCATGGGAAGCCGTGGACATGGCGACCTGTGGCACAGAAGTGTGGGAAATGGTATGTGAAGTTACTACAACCGAAGACGTATCATTCATCTATCAACCTTTTGGTGGTTATTACAAGAAAATACGTGCGATTTTTTTGGGGGAAACTACTGTTGGAGGTCAGGTGTGGGTATACCCGAACACGGAAACGCGACCCGGGGGCGCAGACATAGCGTATATATTTAACGCACCATACGCCGCCGCTGGAAAGTATACAATTGTTGGTGAATTTAGCTCGTCTCCGTACCCTGCGCCTGACGGCGCTGATAACTGGTATCGAGGACGATGTGCCATTACCATAGAGTGGAAACCTCAATGTCTCCACTCTGGCTGGGGTGACAATATTTTTGATAATTATGTTGCCGACACCTACGCTAAAGATATATCGCAAGGGGTAAAAAGTCTTTTTTGGACGCATACCGGAGGAGAAATAAAAGCTGGTGCACAAATGGTTGTTTATGGGGTGAAAGCATGAAAAAATGTGTTAACGGACAAATAATCGATATGACCCCCGAAGAGGTAACGGCATATCAGGCGGAGGCTATTACAGCACAGCAGCAAATCCAGACAGCGGGATTTGAGGACAAAATTCGTGCGTATATCGAATCCAGACCGACGGCGGACATTCCAACCGTTCCTCCCAAAGTCGGGTTTAAATGGGAGCTGATTTATAGCGGCACTGCGGGGTTTGCATGGGAGCTTGTACCTGACCCCGATGCTGTCGGTACTGTTGCAAAGCCCTTTGAGTGGTTTGCGGGAATCTGTGTTGTTACAGGATACCACTACACTGACGGTGTTAACATTGCTCTAGCAGTAACTGATGGAATCCCTTCAAGTTTTGATGACGATAGGTTTTTAGTTAAGCTATAACATCTGAATTAAATTAATAAATATGTCAAAGGAGACTAACACATGAAACGAACAATAATGATTTCACAACCGATGAAAGACCTCTCTAATGAGAAAATCATCGATGCTAGAAAAAAGGCTATTCACACATTGAAAACGTTAGGTTACGATGTGATTGATAATTTTTTCACTGACTACACTGACGATGGTTACATTGCAGAGGATACTAAACATAAACCTGTAGCATACTTAGCTAAATCAATAGAAAAGATGTCTAAGTGTGACGCTGTATATTTTATAAAAGGATGGGAAACAGCTAGGGGATGCAAAATCGAACACGAAATCGCGAAGGCTTACGGTTTAGCAATTATTTATGAGGAATGATATTTATGACAAAATTATCAGGTATTGACGTATCTCATTATCAAGGTAACATTAATTGGAAGGCGGTAAAAGAATATGGAATAGATTTCGCCTTCATCAAGTGTTTACAAGGTAAAAGTAGAGTAGACGAGTGTTTTCACACTAACATGCGAAACGCGATAGAAAATGATATTCCGGTTGGTGTATATGTCTATAGTAAAGCAAAAACAATAGACGACGCTGTAGCTGAGGCAAAAAGGGTAATCAAAGAATGTTCACAGTATAAGTTGACTTATCCTGTTGTGTTTGACTTTGAGTCTAAACATTTCGAAGATATGAGTCTCGCAATGCGAGGCAAGATTATTGACGCGTTTTGTCAAACCATCTTATCAGATGGTAAATACATACCAATGCTGTACAGCTCTCGATATTGGCTTATGCATATGATTCCAGCTGAAGTAGTTAAGAAATATGATATTTGGCTGGCTGAATATACTACAGGTAAACCGAAATACACCGGTGATTACAATATTTGGCAGTATGGTGTCGGAAAAGTAACCGGTATTATCGGAGATGTAGATATGAATATAGGGTACTATGATTATGGGAAGGAGAACAATATGGAACCTATTATTTTTGGAAAAGAAGGAACTATTAGTTGCGAGGACGTAAAGAAACTTCAGAAGTTTCTGAATGAAATGCATTATCGCGATATGAATGGAAAACCTCTCTTAGAAGACGGTAAGTATGGTCGTAAAACTGATTATGCTCTTAATATGTTTGTGAATAACCATGCTAACTTCGCTAATATCATTCCGTCAAAAGTTGAAACTAAACTTACAATTAATGGCGCTAATTTAATCGGAACATTGTATAAAACGAAGTGAAATATATGAAAAATGATATACGCAAATAATGAGATATATCACCATGGCGTAAAAGGACAAAAATGGGGTATTAGACGTTATCAGCCTTATCCTAAAGGAAAGCACGGAACGTTTCTCGGACAAGATAGAGACAATGATATAAAAATTGATAAAGGTACTGACGTATATCGAGTTCAACAAAAAGGACAATTTCATACAAAGGAACCGGGTCGTAGAATGTATGTGACTCTTGATAAAATGGATGCTTTTAATTATGCTTCTGCTAGTGCTGGACTAGATGGCGCAGGATTGCATGTCGAAATGGTAAATCATGACACAGGTGAGATAGCAACGATGAAACTAAATAAGAATGTAATTATACCTTCTTATGAGAAAGTAATGGACGCGTTTATTAAATCGTTTGACGGTTTAAAGGTTAAGGACGCTGCTAAAGAGATGTATAAAGCTAATGAACCCGGTATCGATAAAGGCGAAAAAGTCTATAGAAACAAATTAGTTAAAAAGTTTTTAAATGAAGTTAAAAACATTGAAAAAGACGACGCCTTAGATAGAGCATACATTTTATTTGTAGGAACATTCATGAAAGATTCGAAATCTAAGCGCGCTTTCTTTAAAAACTTAAGCGACCAAGGTTACAACGCGATTATTGATGATTTCGATGTAAAATTCGGTAGTGATAACAAAGAACAATATTTCATTGAGTCGATTATACTTTTTAATAATAACGATGTATCTTTCCATAAAGCCTTACCTATATCAGATAAAGATGCTGAGTATTTATACGATACATGGTGGGGTGGAGTTGGAAACCCAGATGCTCGACATCGTAACAAAGAGAGCGCTCGTAAATTCGACAAATGGGTTGGTACTGTTATTAAAAAATAATTTAAAAATCAAAATGGGAGGAGGCGGTAATATTGGCTAATAAAAAAGCTAGCTTTTTAACCCAAGAAGGAAAAGAAAACCATTTGATATCTTTGGCGATGGATGCTGCTGAAAAACAGCTTATAGAAGGAACTGCCTCTTCTCAGATAATAACTCATTATCTGAGACTGGCTACGGTTAAGTATCAGCTTGAGTTGGAATCGCTGAAGGCAGACAATGCACTCAAAGCAGCCAAGACAAACGCCATAAACGATTCTAGGGAAGACAAAGAATTATATTTGAAAGCTATTGAAGCTTTCACGAAATATTCAGGCGAAGATGAAGAACTATAACGAATTAATCGTATTAAAAACGTTTGATGAAAGACTTGATTATTTACGTTTGTTTTCTAATGTTTGTGAAAACACTTTCGGCGGAAATAGATATTTTAATCAAAAATTTTACATGTCAGAAGAATGGAAGAAGATTAGAAGAAATGTTATCATACGTGACAATGGATGCGATATGGCTTTAGAAGGTTATGACATAAATACCAAGCATGACCGAATAATGATACATCATATAGTGCCGATTACTTATGATGATATAATCAATCATAGTCCTAAACTTATAGACATGAACAATTTAGTCTGTGTTCGCTACAATACGCATAATTTAATACATTATTCTAGAGACAATGGTTCTTTTGAATACACGCCTAGATTTAAGAATGATACTAAATTATGGTGATTACATGGAAGAAAGTATATTAACAACTATAAAAAACATGTTAGAGATAGACTTGGACGATGACTGCTTTGACGAGGAATTGGTCACATACATAAATACTTGTTTTATAACGTTAAAACAAGTTGGTGCAATAGATTACGATTTCTATATCACCGATAAAACTACAAGTTGGTCTGATTTATTAAAAGACAAATCATCGTCGTTCCAATCTGTAAAAACATATGTATATGCCCGTGTTAAAATATTGTTCGACCCTCCGTCTTCATCGACCTTATCATCATATGAAAATTTAATTCGGGAATTGGAATTCCGATTAGGAATGGAGAATTAATTTATGGGATATGAGTTACAACATCATGGAGTAAAAGGACAAAGATGGTATGTTAGACGGTATCAGAATTATGATGGGTCGTGGACTGCTGAAGGACGAGAACGGTATGGAAAAGAAGTTAATAAATCGGCTAACAAAATCGAAAGTCGAGAATTCTTAACGGAAGAACGTTCTATACCGGCTGGTACAAAAATGTATCGCACGTCTGTGAATCCAAACGAAAATCAAAATGGTTCGGTTTACGTAACATATTTAGACCCAGAACGGAATTTGTATAAGGGCGGATGGGTTAGAAATACCGCTTATTCGTATAATTCTTACGAGTATAAGTTTACTTTAAAGAAAGACTTAAAAATACCAAGCCGTCAGACTCAATCAAAAGTAATTTCAGATGTAATAAATGAAGATAAAAATAAAACACTGCATGATATAGTTTGGAATAGAAGTTTAATGCTATTTGGTAGTCGTATGCTTAGTGACCTTGTTAAAAATAATTATGAAAACAAAGCCAAAAAATTTGTAGACGAGCAAATACATAACGTTTATAAAGGTATGGGCCCCGACCAATTAGCATATTATGCAGCTCAAACGTTTGGATTAAATACTAAACTAAAAGATGAAGTTATACGTAGATTATCTAAAATGGGTTACAATGCTATGGCGGATGAGGCATCTATCGGAGGACGTTACGGACAAGTAAAGGAAGGATATGACCCCTTGATATTATTTGATAGAAACCTTTTAAGAACAGATTCAGTTGATAATATTTCTAGAAGAGAAGAACAGAAAGCAGCTAAAGCAGCTATAAAATGGCGTGAAAAAGCTAAGAAAAAGTCAGTTGCTTGGAGCGTTGAGTTTACAGATGATTCATTACAACACCATGGTGTAAAAGGACAACGATGGGGGTTTAGAAGATATCAGAATTATGATGGGTCTTTAACAGCCGCAGGTAGACGTAGAATAGGTCAAAATTACAAAGCGCAGTTAGCTGTTGAAAAACGAATCGATAAAATAAACAAGAAACGGGATAGCAATCGAAAAGCAATAAAATTAATAATCGAGAACAAAAAGTTAAAAGACTTAAAAGAAGAAGAAGATTTATTGCTGAACAAGAAGATACGGGATATACAGAGATATGCTCCGATTGCTAAAAAAAGTGCGCTGTCTAAAGTTGGTGGTTGGCTCTTAAAAGAAGTTGTCGCTCCTCCGATTAAAGCGGGTGGTCAGAAAATAATCGGGAAAGCAATATCACCTATTGTCGATAAGCTAACTGTAAATTCCAAAATAGTGGATAAAGAGACTAAACAGATGAATAAAACAATAGCAGATAAAGTTAAGGAAATGTTTAAAAACATGAAACACAAAAAAACAAGCGATTTAAACGTTGATAAATCGTTCGACGAAATGAACGAACTTTTAATCGAATACTTTAATAAAAAGGAACTCTAAGGATGTTATCAAATATTGCCGCTCCAAAGTATTATTCTATGTTTAGACAAAAAGTAATACGTGGAGAAATTTTTGTAAACAAACAAGTCGAAATGCAGATGAACCGCATAGACGAATTAATACAGAATCCAAACTATTACTATGACGATAGTATTGTTGAAGGATTTATATTTTTTTGTGAAAATGAATTAACTTTAACTGATGGAGAAGATTTACATTTATTAGACTCATTTAAACTATGGGCTGAAGATTTACTCGGCTGGTATTACTATATAACAAAAAGTGTTTATGTACCAGACGGGGCTGGCGGAGGTCGATATGTTAACAAACGCATTAAAAAACGACTACGCAGCAAGCAATACCTTATAGTAGGACGAGGTGCATCTAAGACATTGTACGATACATGTATACAAGCATACTTTCTAACTGTAAATAAAAAGGCGTCTAAACAAGTTACTGTAGCATACACGATGCGCCAAGCAGAAGAAGTACTTGGTCCTTTAAAAACTGCTATTTTGCGAAAACGAGGGCCTGTCTTCAAGGTATTGACAATCGGTTCTAAGTATAATACAACCGGAGACCCAGAGACTAGACAAAAATTAGCGTCTACTAAAAAGGGAATAGAGAACAGATTAAACGGTTCTACACTAGAAGTGTATCCTATGTCTATAGACAAACTTCAAGGTCTAAGAAGTTCAGTTAATACAATCGATGAATGGCTGTCGTGCGACATAAGAGAAGATGTAGTTGCTGCTGTAGAGCAAGGTTCATCTAAAAATAACGATTATGTTATTGTAGCTACGTCGTCAGAAGGAAATGTCAGGAACGGTCCGGGCGATACAATCAAAATGGAGTTAATGCGAATTTTAAAAGGCGAATACTACAATCCGCATGTGTCTATATGGTGGTATAAACTGGACGATGTCTCAGAAGTTTCTCATCCTGAAATGTGGGTGAAAGCTAATCCTAATATCGGTTTGACTGTTTCTTATGAAACATATCAGTTAGACGTTGAACGCGCAGAAAATAACCCATCAGTAAGAAACGAAATACTTGCTAAACGTTTTGGCTTACCAATGGAAGGATATACCTATTTCTTTACTTACGAAGAAACGTTGAAATCGAATATAGTTAGCGACTATAGACAACTTCCGTGTGCATTAGGCGCTGACTTATCGAGAGGCGATGATTTCTGCTCTTTCACTTTCCTGTTCCCTATGGGAAACGAGAACTATGGCATAAAAACACGTAACTACATAACCGAACAAACCTTGTATAAATTGCCATTAGCACTTAGAAGTACATATGAGACTTTTATTGACGAAGGTAGTTTAATTGTCACAAATGGCACGATTTTGGATTTAAGTTATGTGTACGAAGAATTGTATCAATACATAATTGACCAACAATTGGATGTTCGATGTTTAGGATATGACCCGTTTAACGCCGGAACATTCGTAGAAAAATGGGAACGAGATTTTGGGCCATACGGCATAGAAAAAGTTATACAAGGTTTTAAAACAGAATCCGTACCGTTAGGAGAAATAAAGAAATTAGCGGAAGGTCGTTTACTACATTTCGACCAAAACATCATGCAATTTTGTATGGGTAATTGTATCGTTATGGAGGATACTAACAAAAACAGAAAACTCACTAAAAAGAGAAATGATGAAAAAATTGACGCCGTAGCAGCTTTGCTCGACGCATTTGTAAGTTTTAAACTTCACAGAGACATGTTCGATTAATAAACTATTTGGTTAGGGGCGAATTCTTTGAAAAGAGGCGATTCCATTGCAGATTTTATAAAACCGAAACTTGAGTATCAGTATAACTAAAAACGAAAGGACGGTATATATTATGGAATTGGAACAGAAACAACATAGTAGTGGTGTAGCTAAAGCTGGTTTGACAACCGGAATAATTGGTAGTTCTTTGGGTGCATTAAATTTATTAGGTGGGCTTCCCTTTGCTATGAATCGTAATTTTCAAAATGGAGTTTGTAATGGAGACTGTGAAAACAGCCGTACTGTAACTAAGTATGAATTAGACCAGTCTCAGGAGATATCGAGGCTTAAATCAGAACTTGCTCTTAAAGACGCTAATATTTATGGCGACCAGAAGATGTTGGAATTATACCGTTACATTGACGGTAAGTTTATAGAGTTTGAAAAACAGTTCGCAGCTCAGGCTGTTACAGAACAGGCAAATCGAGATTCGTTTAGTATGGTTAACGAGCGCCTTGCATGTCTTAAGAGTGAACTGTGCGGTGCAATTGATAACGAACGTCACGAAAGGCGTTGTTCTGATGATATTATAGTTACTTATGCTAATTCTACGTTTTATCCTAAACAGGTCGCTGATGTTACAACCGGTACAGCGACTACTGCGCAAGCATTATACAATCCGTTACCAGCGCATACATGCGGACGTAGTTGTGGCAGATAACTTAAATAGTACTAAGTAATAGTTTATTGATATTTTGACAGAAGAGGTCTCCCATAACCTCTTCTGGTTTTATGGAGGTTAAGTATGGTAAGTATTAGTAAAATTGAAACTGGATTAGCTAAATTTATCGATTCAGAGTTAATCGATAAGTTGGAGTTAAACGGATGGAAACGTTTAGTAACTGCTAGTGTATCTAGTATTTTTATTAAAAAACTTTCTAACATACTATCTAAACTTCAAAAGAACTCTTTCGTAGAAATGTTAGAATTGTTTGATGAAAACGGGGATGTCGATTTAGATTTAATTTACAGCGAAATCAAAGCAAATATGCCTGAATCAGGAATAAAAATTGAAATACCATGCATATCAATCGGTGTGACTCTGAAGAATAACGACATAGATACTTTGTATAAATACATGATTGAATAGGAGATAACAATATGGAAATTGATACCAAATCTATGCTTAAGGACTTTCAAGAAGAACTTAATGACTCTGACAAATATTACGAACTCGGTTCTAAAATGAGAGCAGATGTTGCATTTAGTAAAAAGGCGAAGGGATTTTTCGAGATGTCTAAAGATGAGTTTACTCATGCACGTTGGTTAAGAGATATTCTTATAATGCATTCTGTAGAGATTCCTACTGCTGATAACGAACGATATGAACTTATCAAAGAAAGAACATATCGTTTATTTCTCTGACGACAAACAAGATAAAATTAATAAAATATTCAACGTAGCAAAATTAATTTTATCTTTTATAAAATTGTAAAAATCAAAATGGAGTTATATGGGAATTCTAAGTAAATTAAAAGACGTGTGGTCAGTTTTTAAAAATAGAGACCCCACTATTGAATACCGCGATATCGGTATGAGTTCATCCGTTAGGTCGGATAGATTATACGGGTACCAATATGGCATAAAGAATTTACAAACGTCTATTTACACTAAGATAGCTATGGATGTGTCATACGTAAACATTCACCATGTTAAGCTAGATGAGATGGGTCGTTTTAAAGAAATAATTCACAGTCCTCTTGACGAATGCTTAAATTTAAGTGCGAATATTGACCAAACCGGTAGATATTTGATACAAGACGCTGTGGAAACTATGCTGTATAATGGTAGCGTGGCATTAGTTCCTGTCTTGACTAACGATGATATTTTTAATACTGAGTCGTACGATATATACAATCTAAGAGTTGGTAAAATCTTAGAATGGTATCCTATGCATGTTAAAGTATCCGTGTATAACGAAGACGACGGTAAAAGGTATGACGTTGTTGTGCCTAAGAATTCGACATGCATAGTGGAAAATCCGTTTTATTCAATAATGAATGAACCTAATTCTACTATTAGTAGATTAAATCGAAAGTTAAGTCTACTTGACGCGTTTGATGAAGAACAGAGTCGAGGAAAACTGAACTTGATTATACAGTTACCGTTTAGTACAAGAACAACTCTTATGGAACAGAGAGCGCAAGAGCGTCTTGAATCTATAGAAAAGCAACTTGTTGGTTCTAGATATGGAATAGGTTACATAGATTCGAGTGAAAAAGTAACTCAATTGAATAGGTCACTTGAGAATAACTTACCAGAACAGATAAAGTATCTAACCGACACGTTTTACTCTCAATTAGGTATAACGGAAGATATACTTAACGGAAGAGCTGATGAAATAATGATGTTGAATTATTATACTCGCGTTGTTGAACCTATAATATCGGCGTTCACAAACGAAATGAAGCGTAAGTTTTTGACAAAAACTGCTCGGTCTCAACATCAAAGTATAGAATTCTTTAGAGACCCGTTTAAATTAGTTACGGTAGACAAGATAGCGTCTATATCAGATACTATGAAACGAAACGAGATAATGACATCTAACGAGATTCGACAGATAATAGGATTTAAACCCACCGGTGATAGCAAGGATGATAAACTTGTTAATCCGAATATTTCTCAGCCTAAAGAAACGGAAACTGTAAACGAAAATATTAATTTAAATAAAGAACAAAATCAAAATGGAGATAAAATAAATGGGAATGACATATGATTTTAGTGGATGGGCATCTAAGTCTAATGTAAGGTGTACTGATGGTAGAATCATTCTCAACAACGCGTTTGCTGATAACGATAACGATAAAGTACCCCTCGTATGGAATCATGACCATCAAGACCCCAGTCGCGTTTTAGGCCATGCTATGCTTAAGAACGTCCCCAATGAGGGCGTATACGCATATTGTAGCTTTAACGATACTAATGACGGTAAGCGAGGAAAAGCTCTGGTTCAGCACGGTGACATTACGTCTCTGTCGATTTATGCGAATCAGCTGCAGGAAAATGACGGTTGTGTACGACATGGAAACATCAGAGAAGTATCTTTGGTATTAGCTGGAGCTAATCCGGGTGCTAAGATTGATGATGTTATTATGCACAGTGATGGTATGGATTCGGAAGCGATTATTTATTCTGGTGTCGAAGGTATTGAGTTATCTCATGCCGACGACAATGAAAATAACAAACCGGAGAATAATTCGAATAATCCTGACTCCGACAATCGAACCGTGGACGATGTCATTAAAACTTTTAATGAAGAACAGTTAAAAGTGTTTTACGCATTGATTGGTCTGGCTATGTCTGGCGAACTCAATGACGATAAAAAAACAGATACAGAAAATAATAAAAAAGATAACGAAGACAAAATTAATCATTCAGAAGGAGATAATGAATCGATGAAGAATCTTTTCGAAAAAAACAGTAATCCGGAAACAAACAACGCAAATGATGAACTTATTCATACTGCGTTAAATACTATTATTAACGATGCACAGAGTATGGGTTCTCTCAAGAAGTCGTACATTCAGCACGCAGACGAATATGGTATCAGTAATATTGACTACCTGTTCCCTGATGCAAAAAATAATACGACCATGCCTGAGTTAATCAAGCGTGATACTGATTGGGTTAATCAGGTTATGAGTTCTGTAAGTCACAGTCCGTTCTCTAGAATTAAGAGCATTTTTGCTGACATCACTGCTGATGAGGCTCGCGCTAAGGGTTATGTTAAGGGAAACCTCAAAATGGAAGAAGTTATTACTACTCTTCGCAGGGTAACCACGCCTGTTACTATTTACAAAAAGCAGAAGCTCGACCGTGACGATATCATTGACATCACAGATTTCGATGTTGTATCGTTTATTAAGTCCGAGATGCGTACTATGCTCGATGAAGAAATTGCTAGGGCGATTTTGGTTGGTGATGGTCGTCTCCCCGACGATTCTAATCATATCAATGACCAGAACCTTCGTGCTATTTATAAAGACCACGACCTGTATACTATCAAGGCTAAGGTAAATGTAGCAAAGGCCGCTACTTCCGATGAAGTGGCTAAAGAATTTATTCGAACAATTATTAAGACTCGTAAAGACTATAAGGGTTCTGGCAATCCTGTTCTCTACACTACCGAAGATTATGTCACCGACTGTCTTCTCATGGAAGATAAGAACGGTCGTGTAATATATGATAGTGTAGATAAGCTCGCTACTGCTCTTCGTGTATCAAAGATTGTTACCGTACCTGTTATGGAAAACATGAACGGAGCCACTGGCAAGCCCCTCATGGGTATTATTGTAAACCTTAAGGATTACAAGGTAGGTGCTGATAAGGGCGGTTCAATCAACATGTTCGAGGACTTCGACATCGATTATAACCAGAATAAGTACCTTATTGAAACACGTATCAGTGGCGCTCTTGTGAAGCCGCATAGCGCCATCGCACTTGAACTCTATCGAGCAGAGAACTAAACATAGGAGGTAACACATATGAATAGGTTTTATAATCGAGCAGAAGATAAGAACTGTGCAAAAATTATTGTTTTCGGTAAGGATAACGACACCAAAGCTTATTCCGATGAGGCGTGCACAACGCAGTGTACTACTTCCGAACTTGTTAACGCTTTTATTAAAGGATGCGTTATCGCAATTGGTTCTGACCGCATGTATTGTCCCATTTCTTTAAGTGTCGCTTCTAAAATTGCTACTTTGACGTATGCTAAAGCTGGTAGTACGTCTGGTTCTGCAGCAACGGCAACTCTAGTCAGCGTCGCGGACTAAAACATTTATGAAATTTTGTGGAAAAATAGGTTTCGGCAATTACGTCGAAACCTCTCCCGGTGTATGGGGAGAAGAAGTAGTCGAAAAGACTTATACTGGAAATTTTGTTAAAAAATACTTGAATTCGAAAAACACTAACGATTTTAATGATGAGCTAGACATATCTTTTAGTATAAATTTCATCCCGGACAAATACTTCTGGGAGTATTTTCACAGAATTTCCTATATAGTCTGGAAAAAATCAAAATGGAAAGTTACTAGTGTAGATGTTACCACTTCTCCAAGAGTAACTATAACTTGTGGGGGATTGTATAATGGACAGGATTAGTTTACATAATAAATTTGAAGAAATTTTACAATCTAAAAATGTTTACTTTCAATCTCCCCCTAATGTATTAATGAAATATCCTGCTATTCGTTACTCCATCGACGATATTGATATTTCACACGCAGATGGAATAAACTATAAACAATTCAAAAGATATTCTGTCATCATCATTGACAGAAACCCAGATTCTAAGATATGTGATAAAATACTAGACAGTTTCGAATACGCGAGTTTTGTCAGATTTTATCCAGCTGACAATTTGAATCATTGGGTACTTTATATTTATTGGTAAAAAGGAGATAAAATTATGAGTAAGAATAAGATTGTATGGGACAAGACTTCGGAACGTTTCTATGAGACTGGTGTTAAGAACGTAGTTCTCTATACTCAGACCGCTGGTGTATACAACGACGGTTGTGCTTGGAATGGTGTTACTTCAATCACTGAATCCCCTTCTGGTGCTGAGAGCACTGCACTTTATGCTGACGATATTAAGTATTTGAATCTTATTAGTAATGAAGAATTCGGTGCTACAATTGAAGCATATACTTATCCGTCTGAATTCGAAAAATGTGACGGTACTGCAGACCTTGTTGATGGTGTAAGTATCGGTCAGCAGAAGAGGGAGACGTTTGGTCTTTCGTACCGTACTGTTTTGGGTAATGATACTGATGGTAACGATTATGGTTATAAGCTGCATCTTATCTATGGATGTAAGGCATCTCCCTCCGAGAGGGCTTATTCCACTATCAGTGATTCCCCCGAAGCAAATACGTTTTCTTGGGAACTTTCTACGACCCCCGTATCTGTAAGTGGTTTCAAGCCTACATCTTGTATCACTATTGATTCTACCAAGTGCGACAAGACTAAGCTTGCTGCTCTTGAAACTATTCTTTATGGTAAAGACCCCACTCAGACCAATGGGGATGATGGCGTAGCACCCAGACTTCCTCTTCCCGACGAAGTGAAGACTCTTATGACTCCCGACGGACAATAATATTTAAAACAAATCAAAATGGAGGTAAACAAATATGTATATTAAAGAAATCGAATACAAAGATTATAACGGATTGGATTGTAAGACTAAGCTCTATTTTAATCTTAACGAAGCTGAACTTACAAAGATGCAGTTTAAGCGTGGTGGTGGATATCAGGAATATCTGAAGAGGATTGTTGATTCTAACGACATTGAGGAAATCGCTTATATTTTCGATGAACTTCTCATGATGGCATACGGTGTTAAATCTGACGATGGTAAGCGTTTCGAGAAGACTGATAAGATTAGAGAAGAGTTCAGACAGTCCGAAGCTTATTCTGTATATTACATGATGCTTCTTACTGACGCGGATGAAGCAGCACGCTTTGTAGACCAGATTCTTCCTAGGAATATTGCAGACGCTGTAAGAAAAGCAAAGGAAGATATGGCTAACAACTAATATAACATAAGAGGTAAGAGAATGTTAACAATAAAAATTCCCAAAGCGGAATATTGGGACGAACGAACAAATACTTTCCTTTATCACGATGAAATCAGTTTAACCTTAGAACATTCTCTTGTCTCTGTCTCAAGGTGGGAAAGTCGGTACCATAAAACTTTTTTGTCAAAGCAAAAGAAAACTAGTGAAGAGATGCTTTACTATATAAAATGTATGACGATTAAGTGTACCGACGATTCCGCCTATTTATTATTGACGGAGAACAATCAACGAGAAATAAACGATTACATCCAAGACCCAATGAGTGCATGTTACTTTGACGAAAACTCATTAAGACGAGGAGGTTCTTCATCAAACGAGCCAATGACGTCAGAATTAATATACTACATGATGTTCTCGTGCGGTATACCTAAAGAGTGTGAAAAATGGCATCTGAATAGATTGTTAAGTTTACTTAAAGTCTTTCAGATTAAGAATAACAACTCGAAAGGTAAGAGAAATCTGACTAGGTCTCAGTTAGTAGATAGAGCTAGATTGAACGAAGCTAGAAAAGCTAAATTACATTC